CGCCCTGCGGGGAAACTCTTCCTCGGGTTGAGGGAGCCGGGACGCTTAAAGCCGTTGCGATCTGGGAAGGTGTGTCGCTCACTATTGAGCAGCGTGTCCCATGCTTTCTTGCGGGCCTTGAGCCGGGTGTGGGCTTTGCGGCCTGGCTTGCGCTTGCCGATCACGGTTGCCTCCGGGGGTCATGGTCGACTATGAACGGGTTGTGGTTGAGAAAAGCTTCAAATCTGTCTGCGATCTCATGCACAAGCTCGTTCAGCCGTTCCCCTTCAGTGTCGCTTCCGTCGTCGTGCCAGCCGTACTCTGCGAGGATTTCGCAAAGTCGGTCGTTCAGGGCGAATCTGTTCACGAAGATAGTCAACATGTCACTCGCCTCCGGGGGTTCTCCTACGGTGTGTGTGTGTGTGTGACTTTACACCACCGCAGGGCTGATTGCAAGGTGGGTAGGATTTGCTAAGGTGCGAGTTCGCTGGTCATCCGGTCGGGATGATCACACCCGAAAAGCCCGCTGTGGGCGGGCTTGGTTCGGGCTTCTCTGCGGGGTTGGTTCGCCGGAGCCTGTTGGCTAGTCAGCTTGTCACCCTCTCGCCCAGAGAAATCGGTGGCGACTAGAAGGGGAGGTCGTCGTCGCCTGGTGCGTCGGTGGTTGCCTCGACGGAGTCGGGGGCGTCCGGAGCCTGCTCGTGGCCTTTGGCGGGGCGGAGGAACTTGACGCTCGGCGCGTTGACCTCGAAGTAGTTGGTGTACGAGCCGTCGTCGTTCTGCTTGCTGGAGGTATTGATCGAACCCTCGATCAGAACCTCGCTGCCCTTGCTCAGGTACTTGGCGCAGGCTTCGGCGGAGCCGTTCCAGGTCTTGACCCAGAAGAAGTCTGCTCCGGCGTTCTCGCCGCGACGTGTGACGGCGAGCTTGAATGAGGCGACCTTCTTGCCGGTCTGCGTCTCGCGGAGCGTGACGTCAGAGGCGAGGTTGCCTAGTGCGATTACCTTGTTCATGTGGTGTAGGGCCTCCTAGCCCTGTGCGAGCCAGTCAGATTCCGGCTCTTCGCATTAGAGTTTGGAAGCGACCCGCTCGCATCTTGGTCTGCGGGTGGAAGAAGTTTCCAGCTTCCTCTTCTTCCTGTTTCACTCTGATTCACCACCCATTAGGCGAACAATCCCGCTGCGATTCTTTCGTAGTCAGCTTGATTCGCCAGGTCGAAGATCGGGATGTTGTAGTGATGTGCGATCCGAAGCGCCTGTCCTGTGCCTCCGCCGCCTTCGCCCCGGAATGTCCAGCAGATGACGAATCTGGAGAGTACGGGGCGTGTTACGTCGGCGCCGAGGATCTGATGCACGTTCCTCGCGTGAAGAGAGCGAGCGGCTGGACTGCATTTCGTCCAGGCGGGATGGAACTGCTCAGCGATGGAGTATGCCTCGGGCTGCGGCTGTTCGAGCGAGACTACGGCTTTTCGTCTTCCCTCGAAGCGAGGCCAGGGGAGGTATAGCTCGGGCTTCGGACGGCGACTGTTCGCGAAGTAGGCGCTGAACGCACCTTCCTCGAACGCTGAGTCGGCACCAGGAGCGCAGCCGGAGCGGAGTGTCCATGCGCGGCTCGCCAGTTCGAGAGCGAAGTCCTGCATGATGTAGAGGATGTCCCTGGGTGTTTCGCGTGAACCGATGCCGGTGTAGACCTTCATTCGTATCTCCTTTCACTCCGAAAGACCGCCCATTGGACAGTCAATCGGAGCTGGGCTGTTTAGGCCCTCCTCGCGTAGGCGAGCATTCGCCCGCCGTCTGAGTAGACGCTGTTGTTGAACGTCAGCTCTTCGTTCCAGGCTGCGAGGGTTTGCTCAGCCTGCTCACGGGTGGCGAAGTACTCGCTCTCCCGACTGTAGGGGCCGCAATGGCAGAAGGTTCCGATGTACCAGCCGCCGCCGCTGCTCAAAACCTTGAATGGCAGCTTCTCGTTGCAGTCGGGGCAGGTATCACTGGCACCGCTTAGGATCGTTTCTCCTGGAAGCATCTCAGACTCCTCTTTCGCTTGGGTTGAAAGTGCGGTAGCCGAACTCGTCCCAGCCGGTGAGGTCTTCGAGCTGGTGCGTCAACTCGGCTCGTCGGCCTTCGAGGTAGGCCAGTTCGTTGGCGATCTCGGGCCAGCCGTGCTGGTTGAGCGACTCGGTGGCGTCGGCGATTTGCTGCTCGACGCGCTTGAGGAGATGGTTCAGCCACTTGATCTGGCATCGGCCCTGCCTCTCCTCGCAGAAGCAGCCGAGTCGGCCGGAGAGGAGGTTCTTCTCGCAGTATGTCTCGGTGGCCAAGTCGAACTCCTTTCGTTGGATTTTGCTCAGAACTCCGTTCCTCGAAGCGTGTACGGATGGATTCGTTCCGCGATGGTTGAGGAGACGGGCGGCTGCTCTTCCAGCTTGACGGCGAGCAGCATGAGGTTGTAAAGCTCATCGACGCCGTAGGTGCGGTGGACGATCTGGACGAACTCGGTGTTGAGTCTCGCGGAGCAGCTCGCACAACCGCAAGCGAGTGCGGGGGCTGGTAGTCTCATCGGAGACTCTTCCAGAGTTTGAGATCGGCCTGCGCCTTCTTTAGCTGTACGTCGATCCGAGTGGTGGCTTCGGCGTAGTCGTAGGCCCGTTCAAGATTTCCTGCGATGCAAGCGGCTGTGATTTCTTCAACCAGCTTGGCGCGGGCGTTGCGCAGCTTCTCGATGCGGTACTGTGCGTTCCAGATACGACCGAGGACGTTTCTCTCTTGGGCAGCGGTGGACATCTTCTTCTCCTCTCGTTCGTTTGCCCTCGTTTCACCACCCACCCGCTTCAGCTCTCGGTCGCCAGCCGCTCTTTCGCTGGGATTCCGAACTGAGCAAAAAAGGGGGACGGCAGCTTGTAGGCCACCGTCCCCGCTGATTGGTCAGGCCGCGTTGGCCCAAGAAGCCTCGGGCCTTACGACGGCGTCTCGTTCGCGCCTCTTCGCCAGCCTGTACTCGATGGAGCGGCAGAGGCTCGCGAAGCCTGACAACTCGCCCTTCTCATCGACCTTCATCTTCACCCAGGCGACGACGTTCATCGTCTCGTTCGGCGTGAAGTGTCCGTTGGTCTGCGTCCACGAGAGAATCATGTCGCGGTCGCTGTAGACCTTTCGTCCGAAGTATTCCTGGAGGAGCCGGTGGAGCTTCACCTTCAAGAAGGCGGTCTGCTTGATCCGCCATTCTGCTCGCTCCTCGTCGCGACGAGTCTTTTCCTCGTTGGTCTGCTCGAACTCTGGCCCTGCGATCCAGCTCTCGTCTGAGTCGCGGAGGCTCCAAGCCAGCAGGTCGTCGTCCATCTGCTCCCGAAGCTCGACTGCGTCTTCGCTGTCGGTGTGGATCGTTCTGTGCGGCAAGTCACCAGCAGCGGGTGACGCGATGGGTGTAGGGAGAAGCGAGGCGAGAAGCTCCTGCGGCGTGAAGCTGGTCTTCTCGACGTACTCGTAGCTCGGGATGTCCCAAGCGGTTGAGCGGAAGACCACGACTGCTGGGACGTTCCGCTCGTCAATCACTTCCGGGTCGGGAAGGAACGACGTGTCGTCCGGCGTCCACCAGCGGAACGATTTGCGCTGCGGGTCGAAGCGGAGTGCGTCTGAATCATCGAGGCTCCAGAGGTACTTCAGCTCGGTCAGTTCCTTCGTCCGAGCTGCTGCCTCAACGGCCTCAGCCTTCGCGATCCACGCCTGAACCGCTGCGTCCTTCGTGCTGCTGATTGGCCCGGCCTGCGCCATCAGCATGTCGAAGTACTCGTCGTCGCGATCTTCTGCGAACGTCGGGATTGAGAGGGTCATCTACGCCTCCTAACTAGTAGGAACAACACCACTTCTATCCTGTAGGGGACGGCGAGCTTTCAACCTCCGTATGCCCGCTCGAAGGCGCTGGAGGAGTGAAATACAAAAGAGGGGGCGACGTCTCCTGTGTCGATCTGCTAGTCAGCTCTTCCGACTAGTAGATCGGCCATGGGGGCGTCGATAAATCCCCTCGGGTATTTCATGGGGGAGGCGTCTTCGACTCGCGGGCCAGGAGGTAGCCGCCTCTCCCCCTTTCCCGGCGTGTTTCTAGCCAAGGGGGAAAGGGGGAGAACATAGGCGGCGGTGAAAGTCGCGCTTGTGTCCCCGGATAGAAGTGTGTGTGTGCGTGTTGATGGAGGTACTAACTAGCAACGGGGGAGCTGGCTCTATCTGCTCCCCTCCATTCCCGAGATGCTCCCTGTAGTTCGGGAGCATGGCATCTCGGGATCATCAACACTCAGTTAGTTCAGCTCTTGTTGACCAGTAGCTCAACGTATCGAGCATCTGAAGGGCGGGTGATGGGGTGGTGCGGTGAGATGGGCAGAGGGTTAGCTAGTACGTTGAGTGATGGCGTGCGTTGTGTTGATTAGACCAGCTAATGATGCTGAGTGGCTCGGGCGACGGTCTTCCCCCCCGCTCTTGTACATACCCCTGCATCACGGGGAGGCCCTTGCTCTTGATCTTGCACGAGGGGGTGGGGTATCAGATCGGCGGAGAGAAGTTGCATGGGGGTAGGGGTAGCGGGTGGTTGGTTCTTATTGCTCAGCCCCTTCAGACCGGCCATTTCAAGCCATCCCTCGTAACTTTGGGTATCCGTAGCTGTACCCAAAGTTGCCCCGTCTTCCGACGCTTCCTGTAGGATATACCTACCGGACAAGATCATCCGGACACTAGATCCCTGAAGGGGGGTGCAACACAGTGGCAAAGGTAGTTGACGTCATCAACCTCTCGAACGCCGACATGGCTGCTTTCGGAGGCTCTGCGGTGACTGTCCCGGCCTATTCGCGGGTCAATGGCATCACCATCACGGACGTCGGTTTGGGGACTGCGCTTGACACGCTGAACGCCTGTGTCATCAAGTCCACGGCCAACGAGGTTCAGCAGCGGTACGCGGCCAAGATGCTCAAGCGGACTGCTCCATACCAAACTCTAGCCCCCGGCCTAAAAGACCAGGGAACCTAGACACCATTTCGCCGGACAAGTTCATCCGGCCTCGACCTCTGAAGGGGGGTGAAACAAGATGGCAAACGTTGATCTCGTGAACGGAACCGGCTCCTCAATCGTGGCAGGTGGTGAGACAGTCCCGGCGCACAGTGTTCTTTCCAACAGAACTGTGACCGGAGCAAACCTCATCCTTCTCACGGACGCCGGAGCTGTCGCCTACCTCGCTGGGATGGCGTATGAGCAGAAGCGGCTCAGCTCCAAGATTATGAAGCTCGGCCGGAACCCAGGTACGGCAACTGTCTCGATGTAGGGGCCTCTGCTGCGCCAAGACGAAGGCCCCTTACGGGGCCTTCTGTCGTTCTAGTAGCCGGTCTTTGGCTTACGCGGCTTGGGGCGCTTCTTGGTCTTCGTTGCCATCGGCCTTCTCCTCTTCTGCGGCCTCGTCGGCTGCTGGATCTGCGGCCTCTTCCTCTTCGCTACCGAAGAACTCGCCCGCAAGCTCGAAAGCTTCGGACACGACGTCACTGATCTCTTCCATTGCGGCCTCGATTGCCTGGGCAGCCTCGATGACCTCGGCCACGAGGGCGTCGGTAGTGGAGCGGAGCTTCGAGCCGTCCTCGGCGATCAGCGTGCCGTCACCGAGCTTGTCAACGACGTTGACCGTGCCGTCTGCTGTATCTACTGGGAATCCCATAGGAACACCCCCTTTCGCGGGAGATTCACGTCTTAATCCTACATGGTGTGTAGGACGTAGAAGAGGCCCCTCGTCGGGGCCTCTTCCTGTTCCGGCTTATTGAGTCGGTTATGCCGACTCTGCCAGATCGTTTGTGTCTTCTAGCTGAACTGCGGGGAGCTGTTCGGCGGCGGTTGTGATGAACTCGACTTCGTCCATCACCACGCCCTTCAGCGTCATGCCCCGGTGATGGCGGATCTGAGCGTCTTCCAGCGCCGTGATGGCGATGGCGAACTCTCTTGCGGCTGGGGGCGGGCAGTTGACTTTCTGCTCCGCCTGTATCTCTGCGATGAGAGCTGGTATCTGAGCGACGATGGTCACGAGAGGTACGTCCTTTCGACGTGCTTGCGAGCTGCTCTAATGTCTCGGAGCAAGGCCCGTGTGTCCCACTCTAGGTCGTCAATCCCCTGGAGGCCGAACTCTTCGTATGTCCAGGGCCAGGATCGCACGGCCAGTTCTTCCTCGGCGATTCTCTGAATCCTGCGGCTGTAGCCCTGCTCCATACGGGCTGCCCTGAAGGCTCCGACGAGACTCACCTTCTCGATGAGAAAGTAGTTCCTCGTCGTTACCTTGGTCGTCAAGCCGTAGATGGTGGCCTCGGCTCTTGGCTTACCAGGGAGCTTGCGTGGCCTGCCCTCTTTGAGCCATTCCTCAGCGAGGCCGAGTAGATCGGCGACCTTGGCTGCTGTTCTTTTCTGCATCTGTCATCGTTCCTTTCTGGACGCATCCAGCCCTAGAAGGGGATGTCGTCCGAGGCCGGGGCTTCGGCCACTTGCGGGGCCGGTGTTTCTGAGGCTCCAGCGGCAAGTCGCTCGAAGCCGGACTGCGACGGAGCCTGAAACTCGAACTCCACCGCGAAGTCCTTATAGGTGTACGTGGCACCCTGGCGGCGACCGAGGAACGAGATGGTGATTGCCTCACGCTCTCGGAAGCTTTCACCGATGGCCTTGCGGTTCTGGGCCTCTTCCTTGAAGGCCCTCATCAGGACGGCGCTGTCGAGCCAGACCGAGTAGAGCTGCTGATCCTCGGCAGACTCGATTTCGGCGACGAACTTCTCGACCATCTCGTCTGTCCCGAACTTCTTGGCCTGGACGGCGTTGACGCTGACCAAGGCTCCGGAGAGGACTTCCTTGCCCTCTTCCTCGAAGTTCCAGATCGTGTACTCGCTTGTACTCACTTCTTCCTACCTTTCTGCCCTCAGAAGAGAGCGGTGATGGTCGCTTTCACGATTACGAATACTCCGACGAACCACGGAAGCACCAAGATGACAGCCGGGAGGCCCTTGACCGTCGTCGCGGACTTCTTATTCATCAGCGTTTCCTGCCTTTCGGTCGAGAGGGCCTTGGCGGTGCTGGTTCTGTCGGGAAGAGCGGAGCCTGGATACCGACAACGCGCCATCTCTTGTGGCGCACGCGGAAGTTCTTGAGGGCCTGCGCCTCTGACGTTGCCCCCGTGTAGTAGAGGTACGTGGCGTCGGGCTTGCCAGGCTCGTTCGTGTGGATGATCCAGGTGCCGGTGCGGGCCATAAGTCCTTCCCTGCGAGTTCGCTTATCTGTCTACAGAGTATATGGCGGGTCGGACGGCACCTGTCGCTCCGTCCTACTTGTCGTGTAGAGTGTCCGACATGGAGATTCGGTCGCACCGCATCTTCCATCGAACAGGCCGACACGACCGGCAAGCCCGTTACAGCGGGCTTGCAGAAATGAGGTAGGCAGCGACGATTTAGTGAAAACCAGCTAGAGAGCCTGCCTAGAGATTAGGTGAAGAAGCAGGAGACGCCATGGAGCAGGAATCGGGAAGCCGCCGATTCTGGAGTCGAGAGACTCAAGCCATACGGGCAAGTGCGTCGCGGGGATTGACCAGCCGCCGAGACTTTTCGGAAACGGCGAACCCCAGGGGGCTTCGGAGTACAGATGCGAACGGGGCGCTATCTCTTGGACGTAGGACTAGCTGGATAGAGGGTTGACCTCCCTCTAAGTCAAAGGGTCTGAGCCTCCGGGCTACTCCATCCGGGGAAGTTGAGCCTACCCAGGCTCGTCCTACAGTCCGTGTAGGATAGGGAGAGAATGGCTGGCCCTGTTCCCGTCCATCAAGCAGTAGCCGTCTCGACTACGGCTGTCTTGCTCTGCGATTCCAGAGCGACGAGGCGAGGCGCCTTCGTCTTCAACAAGTCGAGTCAGGTCTTGTATGTCAAGTACGGCGAGGCGGACGTTTCTGCGACGAGCTTCACGCTCCGGATACCTGCGAACTGGTGGTTCGAGATGCCGTGGGGCAACGTCTACACGGGCAAGATTTACGGCCTCTGGGCCGGAGCCGATGGCGCTGGTTCTGCACAGGTGACGGAGCTGGTCAACTAATGCCTCTCTACGGCGAATCCAGTGGAGGTACGTCGGATCATGGTTTGCTGTTGGGGCTTGAGGACGACGATCATCCGCAGTACGCGCTTGATACTGACCTGACGGCCCATGTGGCTGCTGCTGATCCGCACACTGGCTATCAGAAGGAGTCGGAGAAGGGGGCGGTGAGCGGCTATGCGTCTCTGGACGCTGGCGGAAAAGTTCCGGATGCGCAGCTTCCTGCGACCATCACCCGTGACACTGAGGCCGTCCTCGACGGTGATGCCGCTGGCGGCGTGCTGTCTGGGACGTATCCGAACCCCGGCTTTGCAGCCGACATGGCGACTCAGGTCGAGCTGGACAACCACGGGATCGACACGACGTCTGTGCATGGCATCGCCAATACGGCTGATCTGCTGGCCCGCACTCTTGCTGATGCTAAGGGGGACATCCTCGCTGCGACGGCTGCTGATGTCATCGCGCGGGTTGCTGTCGGCACGGATGGGCAAGTCCTGGTCGCTGACTCTGTCTCCACACCTGGAATCAAATGGGCCGATTCTCCCGCTGTTGATCTTGCTGCCCACCTGTCCAACCCTACCGATGCACACAACGCCTCCGCTATCTCGATTGCGGATACGGCTCTGGAGTTCACGGCTACCGACGTAGAGGGGGCCTTGGCTGAGCTGGCGGCTCAGGATGTAACGGATGAAGCGGCGTTGGCTGCTCATCTTGCCGACGCGGTAGCTGCTCATGCGGCGTCGGCCATTGCCTTCACTCCGAACGGGAGCATCGCGGCGACTGACGTTCAGGCTGCGATTGTCGAGGTCAGGGACGAGGCGAGCGGTTCGGGTATCCCGGCGACGATTGTCGATGCTAAGGGTGACTTGATCGCGGCCACAGCCGCCGATACGGTGGCGCGACTGGCTGCCGGTACTGACGGACAGATTCTTGAGTCTCGCGCTTCTGAGGCGACTGGTCTGAAGTGGGTTGCTGCGCCTGCTGGCGGAGACGGCAATCTTTTCAACTACGCATTCTTCAACTAGAAAGGGTTTACCATGGCCACTGCCCCCGCTTTTGCTTCAACTCCGAGGATTGGTGTTGCAGCCGTTTCGACCGCTAATACGAATCGAGACGGCACCGGGACAATCGCGACTGTCCTGACTGCTGGCTCCAGCGGAACGCTTATCAAGGAGATCCTCTGCAAGGCGACTGGCGATCCTGCCGATTCTGTCGTCACGATTTTCTTGCACGACGGTACGAACTACTGGCTCTTCGATGAGTTCGATCTTGGGAATCCGGCTGCGGCCTCTACGACCGTGGAGGGGTATCGCATCGCCAAGACGTATGCGAACCTCGTCTTGCCGACAAGTTGGTCTGTGCGAGCTGCGATTACTGTCGCCTTGACTTCTGGCGTTATCAACGTCTATGCGCTTGGTGGCGATCTGTAGCCGTGAATCAAGGGGTCTATGGTTTTCCGGTGGGGCAGGATTTCCCGAACGGGCTTCTGGGTCTGCCCCCCAGACTCGATTCCTTGGAACACACAGGGCCACCTATCACTGACTATGTTGGCTGGTGGGACAGCTCAGACTATTCGTCTTTGACGATTGTTTCTAATCTCATCACCCAATGGAATGACTTGACTGGCAGCGGCAATCATTTCATTCAGACCAGCGCCTCGCTCCAACCCTCTTACGGAAGCCGGAAGATCAATGGGATTGTTGTTCCCGACTTCGATGGTTCTTCCGACTACATGACTGGCGGTCTTTCGGTTGGTGCGCCTGCGACGGTTTTTTGGGTTGGTGAACCCGACTCGCTTGGCACCCTTAATATGTGGGGTACTGTTCCCAACGGTCTTACCGGGAGGATCAACCCATCAGGACAGTTGTCAACCCTTAAGGATGGGGTCGCTGGCATAACACTTACTACCGCTGCGATGCAGGTCGGTCAACCTGTTGTCTGTGTTCATACGGCTGATGGTTCTGTTGGCGTTCTGCGTCAGAATGAAACGTGGTTGTCACAGGCTTTTGCCCAGACTCCGGTCGCGGGTGGTTTCTCCATTGGCTCGCGCAATGGGGCTGGCTCTGCGTGGTGGGACGGCGCTCTTGCGGAGTTCTTTTGTTACGACCGCATCCTGACTACTGAAGAGATTTCTTCAATGGTTGATTACTTGTCTCAGAAGTGGGGCGTTGGCTAGATCGTCCTAGAGAGGTAGTCCTACCAGCCGTGTAGGATTGACCTACATGGCCGTCCTGGCAATCAAGACGGAGCCGAAGTGCAAGCTCTGTAGGCATCCGAACCGCGCTGAGATAGATGTCCTTCTGGAGCGGAGGTCGAACGGCGACCTTGATGAGAATGGTCGTCGCTTCAACGCCGAATACGTTCTGGAGATCCTTGGCACCTGGGGCGTGACGAATCCGACCCTGCTGAACATCAAGGGCCACTGGAAGAACCACTGTGAGGTCGTCAGTTCCGAAGAGGCCGAGGAGGTTGCCGCCCAGCTCTCTGAGCTGAACCAGGAGATGCTTGCGATCCTGGACGAGTCGGACGGCTCTGTCGATTCCGACCTTCGCGCGATCTTCCGACTCGGGACGAAGCGATTGCGTGGCCGCATCCTTCGCGGCGAAGATCCTGGCGTCACGCTCGACCATCAGCTTAAGGCTTCTTCTGAGCTGACGAAGCGGTCGCACAACGAATCGACGCGGGAGTTGCTCGGCACCCTGGCCGGTGGCCTTGTCATGGCCATCGAGCAGCAGAAGCAGCCGAAGCAGATCGAGTCTGCTTACGAGGTCATCGAGCAGGAGGCGGTCGAGTCGTGAAGCGTCGCGGCCCCTTTTACTTCCAGCTCTGGGGTGGGATGTTCACGCGCGGTTGCGCGTTCGCGTTGGCCCTCGGCGGCTCGTATTTCTGCGTGGAGTTCCGGCGCGATCCGAGGCACCGCTGATGCGGATAGCCCTGACCACTGAGGAGATGATTCGCTATGGGGCTGCGGGCCTGGCACGCACGTCGAATGCGCTTGAGATGCGTCGTGTCGGCGCTCATGGTTTTGACCGCAATCACGAACGCTGGCAGATCGACGTCGAGGGCGTCCTTACCGAAGCCGCTGCCGCGAAGGCGTTGAATCTTCCGTACAACCCGGTGGTCGGCGAGTTGGACACGCTCCTGGGTGACATCGGCCCCGGCCTTCAGGTTCGCGGGACGAAGTACCCCACCGGTTCTCTTCTGATCCATAGCAAGGATCAAGACGATGACATCTTCATCCTCGTGACGGGGATCTACGGCGTCTACGACATACGGGGCTGGATTCATGCCAGGGACGGCAAGCTGGAGAAGCTCTGGAAGATGTACAAGGGTCGAGGCGCGTTCTGGGTCGGCCAGGAGTGGCTGAAGCCCATCGAGACGCTTGATCTGGGGGCGTCGAAATGACCCTGTGGACTCTCATTCTGTGGTGTGCCGTCTTCTGGATGGTCAACATCATTCTCGTTTACTGGGTCTTCTTCGTATGAGCGTCGAGAAGTACGCCCGTCGCGCTCTGTGGCGCATGACCTTCTTCCGACTCTGCGGGGAAATGTTCGTTCTGCCGCAAGTCTTTCTTCGGATGATCCAGTCCGCCTGCGGCTTTCTCGGTTCTTGGTTCAAGAACCTGGAGATGCTGTTCTTCACTCTGGAGTTGGATGCCGCGCGGCGCTACAAGCTGCTTACCGGAATCGACTTGCCCGCTGCGGCTCACGATCCCGGTCGTTACGCGCTCCTTGACGCTCAGCGCAACGAGGATGCTCAGACCTCTTTCATGCAACAGCTCGGCGCGGATATAGACGAATGAGTCTTGAGGTAGGCACCGGCAAGGCCAAGGAGGCGACCTCACTCCTTGAGGCTTTCGCGATGGGCCGGAATGACCCGGTCTACTTCTGCGACTTCTTCATGGGCCGCAAGCTGCACGACGGGCAGGCCGAGTTCATGCTCAACGCGCAGGCGAAGATCAATGCCCTTGCGACTGCGAACCGTTGGGGCAAGACCACCGAGCTGACGGGGATGCACTTCCACTCCGGCACGTACAAGATCGGTGCCGAGTCCAAGTACATGAACCCGGACGGCACGCTCGACTTTGATATCTTCACGAAGCTCAAGTACGATACCGTGCATACGGCGGGCGAGTGGGAACAGGCGTCTTTCGTCTGGGAGGACGCTCTCAAGATCATCGGTGAGAACGCTCGCATGGCTGCGTTGGTCAATGAGTTTCCGCGTTCTAAGCCGCCGTTCATCCGGGGCATCGCAGGTTGGAAGTGGATGTTCCGCACGCTCGGCAACAACGCCTCGAACATCGACGGCAAGTCGATCTATTTGCTCTCGATTGACGAGGCGGGCTGGATCGACAACTTGGACGAGATGATGCGGAACGTCCTCCGTGTACGTACAGCAGACGTACGCGGTCGCATTGTTATCGTCGGGACGTTCAAGCCCGGTATCTCGCGTGATTTCTACAAGGTCTGCGTCCGAGCCTCCGCGTACACGGGGCGCCGCATCGACTTTGCCCACGGGACTGACGAGGAGGGTGACGCAGGCCCGCAGTCTCTTGACCTGGCTATCTCGAAATACCTGCGTGAGTTCGGAATCAACCTCGATGAGTACCGCGACGCGCTGGAGCGTGGAGTCAATGACTGAGCCACTCGCTGTTCCAATGATGGCTGACGTCGCTCTGGCATGGTGGTACTGCCTCGACTGCGGCGAGAAAAACCCGATGGAAGTACACATCAGGAGTCATTGGACTTCTGCTCATCGCGAGGCCGACTCTACTGAGTTGCCTGCCAACGGCCTTGACTACGCGCTGGGCGGGCAGCTACTTCTGCTCCAGAAGCGCCGTGCTGCCTGGATTGACGAGCGAGCCGAGATGTTCTCCAACGAGATGCACGAGCGGTTCGGGGCTGAGGACTTCGTGGCTGAGGCGGAGATTCGCGATGCCTGATCCGTCGCTGTCCTCCGACCGCCCCGAATACTACGTTCAGACGGGAAGCATGTTCGAGAACCCGTACGGCGTTCCGCATGAGGAAATCGTCGCCATGATTCTGGAGCTGCCCGCCGAGATGGCCGCTCAGGTCGTCTTCGGCAAGTACGTCGAGAGCAGCGGCTTGGTCTTCACGGGCGAACTGGTGCAGATGCTCTTCGACCGCGATGGTGAGCATTATGGCGCTGTCTCGCAGCAGCGAATCACTGGCGACCGCTGGGTAGATCCAGCCGCTCTAGAGCAGGCCCGCTTGATGACGCAGGATCAGAAGCGGACGATCTTCGCGACCGGAGTGGACTTCGCCCGGATCAACGACTTCACGGTCATCTTCAGTCTCGACATCCGCACCCGACCCGCTCGCGTCGTCTCTTTCCGGCGACTGAACCGTGTGCCGTGGGAGGGCATCTATCGCGAAGTGGGGCGGGCGATCCACCAGTTCGGCCCGTCTGTGCTGGCCGACGCCACCGGCATGGCTGGGGACGTCATCCTCGATGCACTTGAGGATCGCCACTACTGCCCGATTCACGACCGGACTACGCTCGGTGGGCAGACGTACTGTCAGAACCGGAACGGCGAGCCGCTTGGCGGCTGCCGTGATGAGCAGATGATCCCGCTGAACACGGTGGACGGCTTCCAGTTCACGAAGTCCAGCAAGCAGGGCCTCATCGAGCATCTCCGCAATCTGCTCTCGGTTGGCTACCGGGCCTCGTCGGATGAGCCGTTCGGCTGGCTCCGCAGCCCGCCCATTGTGGCTCTGGAAGAGGAGCTGGCTTTTTACTCGTGGGATGACAAGGGGCTTGACACCGACTGCGTGATGGCACTCGCCCTAGCGGCCTGGCAGGGAATCGAGCTGGCTCCTGGCACGAGTTACTTTGGCTCGCCGTTCGGCACGTAAAGTACTGCAACAGTCAGTAGTCCCGTCCTGCATCTGCTGTAGGATATGAGATGTGTCTCTCCTCAATCGAGGCTCCTCCCCGTCTGACGACCTACTCCTCGCCAAGCAGGAGTTCGAGGCGCTCCAGCAGGCTGCCGATGAGCGCCTCCAGCGGATGCAGATGTACCGCGATGAGAACGCCGCGCCGCGCAGCAGGCAGCTTGAGCTGAACAACAACTCGACTGACTACGGACGCAAGCCGCGTGCGGACGGCCAACCCAAGCGCCACAACATCCCGTTGCCGCTCGGTAAAGCGCTGACCGTCAAACACGCCTACCGGATTGCCGGGCAACTCCCGGACGTCGTGGTTGACCAGCGCGATGAGTCGCTCGAAGAGCGGCACCGCTCGGACACGATGGAGAAAATCGTTTGGGCGGTTATGCGCCGCTCACGCGCGGAGACGGCGTTCGCTTCGGCGAGCTGGCATGGCTCGGAGGTCGGCTCTGCCTGTTTCGATCTGTACTGGGATATGCGCCAGCAGATCCCCGTCTTTCGCGCAATCGACCCGATGGGTGTTCTCGAAGTTCAGGGCGTTCAAGACCCGCACGACTTCCAGCGCGTGTACCGGATGTGGGACGTGCCGCTTGTTTCCGTCGCAGCCGAGTATCGGGACTCCACGTTTCGCGGTCAGCCTGTAGCTGTCGGCAACCTCAAGGCCCTGAACGTCGATGGCGGCGTCGAGATGGTGACGATTGTCCAGCTCTGCGACCGTAACCACATTCTGCGCTTCGCCCTCTGTGGCGGAGCGGGGATTGTCGGCCTGTACGAGCTTGAACATAACTACGGCTTCGCGCCGTACGTGGTGATTCCGAACATCGGCCCCTACGACGATGTCTGGGGCTGGGCCGACTACGAGTTCGTTCGCGCCATCAGCGGCTACATGGGGACGCTGTTCAGTCGCGAGGCCGACGTTCTGAAGGCCGTCGCCGCTGGTGCGTACCAGGAGGATGGCACCGGAAAGCCCGGCGCAGAGATCGCCAGGATCATCACTCAGGGCGGTGTCCTTTCGACCAAGCGCGATTCTAAGGTGCAGCCGATTCAGGCTGCCGACATGCCGACCTTCGCGGAGGCACACGCCGACCGTGGGATGCAGCTCATCAAGATGCTGGGGTTCGCGCCGGATGCTGCCTGGGGCCTTCCTGGCTCGGGTTCCGGAACAGATCGTGGCCTGCAACTCCAGCCACTCCTTGAGTACACGGCCATGAAGCAGCTCAACTGGCAGAGCGGCCTCTCGCGGCTCTTCGGCATGGCCTTTCAGATGGTCGAGCAGAAGATGGTCGGCGAGGCGAAGTTCCGTGGCTCGAAACCTGGCAGCGGGCGCAGCAAGGGCAAGCGCCAGCCCTTCGTTCTTACCATCGGCCCGGAGGCCGCTCCTCTTCAAGAGGCAGTCGATTCGCCGGACGCGATGTCTGCTGCCATCGTGGAGCTTCCTCTTACGCCGAAGGCCATCTTCGACGGTGATTACGAAGCTCGCTTCGTCTGGCGTAACCGGGTAGACCCGGACGACCCGCAGTACGTCATGTCGGAGCTGAACAAGTTTCAGCAGGGCGTTCAGTCGCTTGAGACGACTCTTGAAAATCTTGGTGTCCAGGCTCCCGAGAGCGAGATGCGCCGGATTGAGCGAGAGGCGGAGAGGTTCCCGTGGGTTAACCAGGGCCTCGTCTCTCTCATCATGGCGCAGATTCGTGGCAATGCGCAGGGGACTGGCGGTGGCGCTCTGCCTGATCGGGCTGGGGCGCTGTCTGGTGCGATGGAGACGATGAACTCTCTCGGCGGCGGCGGACAGAGTGGTGCGTTGAATGCTGACGCTGGGGCTGGCGCTCTGGGTGCTGACGCTGTCGGCATTCCGGGCGGCGGTGCGTAGTGTCGTCGTACTCCGGGGGTATCTCAACTCCAGCGGGCGGGCGGCAACAGCAGGGCAAGAAGCCTCCAAGACCCCCAAGGTCGAAGCTCCCCGCGCTTCCGGGGACGATAGATCCGTCCACCGGCAAGGTGACGCAGATCGGCGATCAGTTCGGCCCCGACGCGCAGCGGCGTAATGCGCGTCGGCGCAGAGAGATTCTTCGTCGCCAGCGGCTTCTCGCTGGGGCTGGGTTCCAGGTTGTGCCTGATGGCGTTTGGGGGCCGCGCTCCCAGACTGCTTGGAATCGCTACCTCCGGAATCGGAGCGTCGTCACCAAGAAGTCTCCACAGGACAAACTGGATCTTACGGAGCCAGGGACGGCTCCCACCACTACAAATGACAAGCGCGAGCAGAATGCCTTTCGGCGCGAGCAGGCTCGTCGTAAGGCGGAGCTTGCGCTAAAGAAGCAGATCGCTGACCAGCGTGCCGCGATTCTGAATCGGGCTGCGTCCCTGCGACGAGATCCTACGCTCGCCAAGGATATGACGCTTCGTCAGATTGCTGACGTCCTTGTTGATCGCGAGGTTGACTACCACCCGGACAAGAACGTCAATCTCACTAAGGCCCTCCAGATCAAGCTCGTCGCCAGGGGCTACAAGGTCAAGATCGACGGTCATTTCAACGTGGCTACTGCCAATGCGTTGAAGAAGGCGGAGGCGGCTGAGGTCGCTGCCGAGAAGAAGAGACAGGCCGCTTTCCTTGCCGACCGGCTTTACGGAAGTGGCGAGATCAAGCCCGGCGATACGCCTGCTTGGTGGGGCTTCGGCGCGATCCCGACCAAGGACAAGCTTCTGGCCACTCTTCAGGAAGGCGGTTTCTCGGCTGACCTGATGTTTCAGCAGCTCCTTGAGCAGGTTCTTTCGCCCAATGTCGGTTGGCGTGCCGTACAGGCGCAGAACTTGGCTCGCATCGCCAACACGCTCCAGCCTGGCGGCGCTGCCGCTACCACGTCTCGTCTTACCGGCGATGCGTCTTCTGTGCCGCTCTGGATGTACCTCGTGGACATCATTGGTGTGCAGGACTTCGTGCCTTTCGGTGACTACTCGTTGAAGGCCGGTGTGTCTGAGGAGTGGCGACTGAGGGCGTTGCAGGAGCGGGCGAAACACAAGGACGTTCTGCTCCAGAACGCTGCCACACGCAGCGCCACCATCGGGCAGGCGATGGCGCTGATGGGCGCTACTTCGCCGCAGGACTTCAAGGAGAAGATGTTTGCCCTCTCGGTCAAGGAGGAGGCGAAGTTCAAGCAGCTCCAGCAGTCCATCGCCTCGCAGGATGCCTCTTGGTGGGGCGACGCTATCAGTTCTATTTTCTGGGTCGGCGAGCAGGCCCGTACCGGCATCGCGAGCGGTCTTATCAATCCGCTGGCTCCGCAGACCGCCCCGGCCAAGCAGGAGCAGGCCGAGAGGGCCATCCAGGAGATGAATCCGGTGCTTCGGTTCGCCTTCGAGATTACGTTTGATCCGCTGAACCTCGTGGCTCCTGCTCGGTTTGCTTCGGCTGGTGCTGCTCTCTCTCTGCGAGCCTTCGGGCGGGGTGCGTCTCTCGGTCGCTACGTCGTCGTGGGCGAGGGGCTGTCGAAGGCTCTGGTTTACCAGAAGGGGACGTGGAGCAAGCTCGATGTCGCCTCTCGTCTCATCTCTGCTGACGACCCCTTCCGCATTACCGACTCCCAGCTTGGCAAGCGCGTAGAGGAGCTGACTCGACGTCTGTCTGTGACAAAGGACAAGGCAATGCTTGCCGTCTCGAAGCGACTCAAGCAAGCCCATCGTTTTGGCTGGAAGAACCCGACCTTCTCGGTTGCCGGGAAACGGATTGTTCTCCCCAAGTTTGGCAGCAAGCTGGCTAACGAATGGCTTGCCAAGACCGACATCGAGATGGCGCAGATGCTCCAAGACGCTCCTGTCTTCAAGCGCCTGGTGGCCACGTTGAAGAGCAAGAATGCCTCTCTCTACTCGGACTTTCTTCGTGGCCCGAAGAGTCAGTATGGCGCTGCGCTTAGCGGGCATCTGGGCGAGACGTTTAGGCCGTTGCTCGTCGCCCACCTTGCTCTCTCAACTGCGAACGATGCCTACAAGGCGAAGCTCGCGGTTCTCGCGGAGCAGGGTGTTACCGAGGGTGAGATGCGTGCCGCAATCCACGATGCTCGCATTGCGGCCCAGGAGGAATACACCACGATCCTTCGCGGTTTCGGGACGTTCCGTGCTGGCGGCGCAAATCCCGCGCTGTCTGATTGGGCCGGACGTAACTTGCAGAAGGAGTTGGCTGACCGGGTGGCTGCTCTTCAGGAGCAGGTTGAAAGTATGGTCTTCCCGGCGATTCAGGATGCGCTAGAGAAGCACGCAGATGACCTTCTTCGTTCGGCCAAGGCGCAACACGCGCTGTCAAGCGACACTGTTCGCGCTGCCGCCAAGCCTGTCACGCACGGAGGAGAGCAGGACTTCCTTCGCTACGCTGAGAATGGAGAGGCTGGCTACTCGTTCGTTACTGTGAAGGGCGGCAAGGCTGCTGTCTTCCGCGCTGGCGATGGCTCTGTGCGGGGTCATGCTCTAGTCGGCGAGAACGGTTCTGTTCGTGTCTTCGTTGACCCGTCCTTCCGCCGTAAGGGCGTTGCCACTGAGCTGTACCAGACCCTCTCTCGAAATGGTGTCCCGGTAGAGAACCTGTCGGGGAAGGGGGCTATTACGACCGAGGGTGCTGAGTTCTTCGCGGGCCGACGCGCCAAGATGGCAGGTCTTACCGAGCATCCTCTTTGGGATGACGCTGGTAACTGGCGCCATGCTGGCGCCGTAGACCAGGGCGACTTGGTTCGTACGATTCGTGAGTCCTTTGAGCGACCTGTGTCAATCAAGAACCATCGCTTCGGCCTCGGCCATACCAATGCAGAGATGGTCGCCGTCGTGACTCGCGAGCTGGGTATCAACGTGGGGCGTCTTGATGACTATGCCGCCCGTAAGATCGCTTCTGGCGTTATCACGGGCGCCGAAGACCGCGCTGCCGCCTCTCTTGCTCACCTTGATGAGGAGGAGCGGTTGATCCAGACGATCACTGGCTCCTGGGAGAAGCGAGCGGATGGCTTCTGGTACGACACGCGCGAGACGCTTGCGGAGAGCAATCTCTACGCCCGCCATCTCGATATGTACGACAAGAAGCTGGACTTCTCCGACTCCCTTGGAGAGATCGACGTTCTCGCGGTTCTGGGGCAGGCCGTTTCTCCTGCTGACTTTACTCCCTTGGAGCAAGACCTGTTCAATATCGGTGCGTCGATGTCTGGCATCTGGTCTACCGAGCTTGCTGGCACCGGATTCCGCACGCCTGGCCTGAGTGGCGCTCTTACTCAGCACTCTGAGAAGATCCGCGAGACTCTTGATCGACGTGCGTACGCGCTGCGGCTTGCGGAGGAGTCCGCTCTTCCCAAGCTGCTCCTGGAGCAGGGCGCCGTGTGGCGTGCCTTCCAGTACTCGCAGAACCGGCTCCTCCAGATTTCGTACAAGGGGCTGAGCGCCCAGCTCGCACTATGGAAGTTCGCGACTCTGGCCTTGCGTCCTGCCTGGGCGATCCGGAACCATATCGACAACGTCGCCAAAGGCTTTATTAGTGGTGTCCATGATCCGCGAGCGTATATTGCTGGCCCCGCGTCTGCTGCGAGCAAGAAGGTTGCCTCCGTTCTAGAGCAGGACATTGCTCAGCTCCGGCAGCTCATTACCTTCTGTGATGACCTCTTCGGGACGAATGTTGGCAAGCACTTCGATGTGATTGTCAACAGCATGTGGGAGCATTCTCCAGATGTCCTGAGCCGTCTTTTCAAGTCTCTGGACATCGAAGTTCCTCCCGAGGTTTTGGAAATGGGGCTGCGCCAGGACATTTGGGATCGGTCGCGCTTCAAGCTCATCAATGTGCCGAATGAGGAGCGTCTTACTGAGGTTGGCGCTGACCCGTCGTTGGTTCGCCCGCCCAAGAAGAAGGCCGGGGATGAAGGCTTCGCCGAGCGGTTCAAGCAAGGCATGTGGAATGTCATGGGCGCCGCCCCCGAGAACTATATGCGCCGAGTCATCTACCGGGACGAATACGCAAAGGCTCTGAAGGATCTTGCTGATTCTGGTATGAATGCGGTGCAGATTCATCTTGAGGCGACGAACCGCGCGTTGCAGCGCGTTGAGGACACGCTTTTCGACTACTCGAAGATCAGCGTCGCCGAGGACAACCTCAAGGTCTTCTTCCCCTTCATTCAGTTCTGGCGCAAGAACAGCGTCTTCTGGATCGACTCGTTTGCAACAAAGCCGTGGCTTACGTCGGCTGTGCTGCACTTTGATGATGACCGGCGCGAGGCTCACGCTGATCTACCGATGTGGATGGAGCGGTACTTCCACACGGACGAGATCGCTGATGCTCTTGCCGTTGTCCCTGGCCTGTCGGATGCCTTTCTGGCGCTTGGCCTTGGCGATGGAGCGCAGTTCGACCCGATTTCTTGGACGTCGATGGCTCCGTTCTATCGCGCCTTCAAGGTGGCGGCGTATGGTGAGAATCAGCTTCTCCCCTCTGACCGACCTGCCCGCCTTGCCATCGTTGGGGCGATGCTCGACTCTCTGAACGACTGGGGCTTGGGCATGAACCCGTTTTTCCGCAAGCCCCTAGAAGCTGCTGGTGTGGCGAACTATCGTGCCTGGCAGCGGGTCTTCCCGCAGACGGCTCTGGCCGAGGCGGTCGCGAATGCCTCTGGGCAGGAAGGTATCGCCAGGCTAGTTGTTTCGATGGAGAAAGTCGTCTCCTTGAACTTCCCCATCACTGGCTCGAACGACATCGCTGACAACTTCGACTACTGGGTGCAGACGGTCGTGGCCGAGCAGGTTGCGTCGGGCGAGAAGCCTGACATCGCGAAGGCAGAGGAGACGATCCGTGACTGGTTTCTCATCCAGAACCTCTGGGGCTACTTCGGTGGTATCTACTGGCGACGCGCCACCCCGGAGGATCTGTACCTCTCCAAGCTTCAGGACGACGTCCTTACCGGCCACATCGAGTTCGACTCGCTTTCGTCCAAGGACAAGAAGCTCTTGCATCTCTGGTCGATGCGCGGCATGGACAGACTTACCTACGACCGCTATATCGCCCTCCAGCCTGTCATCGAGGCGTTCTTCCGGGGCGACAACGAGACGAAGGACAAGATCAAGAAGGAGAATCCGGAGATCATTCGCTGGACGGATGGTTCCTTCACTGGCCACCCTGTCTCGCAGAAGTTCATCCGCTATGCGCAGCGGTACGTCGATCAGGAGTTGTACTTCCAGGCTCTTGAGATCGCTGACACGCTGGACGTCGCCCCCGACGTCCGTCAGGTGGCGGCGGATCTGTTTCTCACGCCGGAGCTGAAGGCGTACTGGGAGAAGAACGCGACGCCGACGCGCATCCGTGAGCGGATGCTTCAGGCCGAGGTTCGCGACTACTTCAACACCCTGAACAAGGGGTACTTCGCGATTCCCGAGTCTGACCACGATGCTCGCGACGCCTTTGTTGAAGATCATCCCGAGCTTGTTCGCCACTGGAACAAGAACAACGATCCGAGCGACGACTACGGTGCGATCCTTGGTAGCGCCAAGGCTGACCTCCGCGACATCTACTTCCGGGTCGTTCAGCATGAAGGCTGGGATGGTGCGGCCTCGTTTCTTAAGCAGTTTCCCTTCATGTTCGAGGGGACGAGTGCTGAGAAGAAGGTGAAGGATGGTGAGTTCATTCCTGGCGGCGGCAAGTGGAGTGCCGCTCGTATCGCCGACTTCCGCGAGGCCAAGCCGCATCTTTCCTGGTTCTTCGACACCTTCATGCCGAAGATTGGGCAGGAAAAGGCGTTCAAGTGGCTGGAGGATTCGGATACGGAGCGGGCCAAGATCATTCTCGACTACTTCAAGAAGTACCCCAGCACGAAGCGGCTTGCGTACATGAAGGCCGCTCCCTGGCTTAAGCTCTACTTCGGTCTGCCGCCCGCTGAGCGAGGCGCGTGGCTGCGCGGTGGCTCCGAGGGGGCGAAGATCGTCCTCTCCTTCTTCGAGAAGTATGGTAAGGAGCAGTCGCAGCACGCCACGGACTTCCTGGAGGCCAAGTCTGTTCTCGACTTCTACTTCAAGATCCCGAAGCAGCAGCGCGATGACTGGCTTAAGTCTGGTGATCCTCGCGCTGCGAAGGTGTTGGCCTACTTCAAGAAGTACGGCAAGCAGCATCAGTTTGAGCGTGCTTTCAAGAAGCTCGTCGCCAAGTACCCGGAGCTGGCCCACGGGACGCCAGAGCAGGTACGGCGGATGGAGTTCTGGAAGCAGTACTTCGCGATCACTCCGGATCAGCGACCCATGTTCGTCCTCCAAGAGGCCGAGAATCACGGCATCTTCATTTACGGCGAGTTTGGTGAGAAGCTCAATCACGACCGCGAGGAGGAGTATCTGCGGCGTGGAGTTGGGCTGGGCCTTTCCAAGCGGCAGTCCGCCTTCCTCTTTGTGAAGCCTCTCCTTGAGTTCTACCGCCAGCTTTCGAGTGACGAGAAGCCTCTCTTCGTTCGCGCGAACCCGGAGCTTCAATGGTACTTCGACAACTTCTCGAACGGTAGCGTCACTGGCGACAAGAAGCTCGATCCGCTTGTGGAGCAATATTTCAGGCTCCCAGCCAACTCGCTCGCACGCTCAGCCTTCCTTCGCAAGCACCCGGAGGTTCAAGAGTGGTTCGACAAGCGCAGCTCTCCTGCTGAGCGGGCGATGAGAAGCTTGCTGACTCAGTACTTCGCCCTAGGTGGCTGGCAGCGTAGTGACTTCCTCCTCGATCATCCCGAGATCCAGACCTTCTTTGATCGGCGCCGGATTGAGAAGGCTTCCGAGCTGGCCCAGTTGTCGGCTTTCGATACTTCTGACCCGCGCCTGCGGCCCTTCTATGAAGACGCTGCTGATCTTGAGCGTGCTGCTGGGCGAATGCGTGCAAAGCTTCGGCAGTCGGCCATCAATCGCATGGTTCCGGACACGATTGAGACGCGCCGAGAACGTCGTCCGGCTGCTTGATGTTTACCGCATCACATGTGAGGGCTTAGCCCTCGCTTTGGCGCTTTACACATCGCATGTGATGTCCTACGCTTGATGTAGTATTTTCCTGTACCCTAGCAGGAGGGAATCAACGTGAGTAATACCATGACTCAGCCCAGCCCCGATGCTTCTGCCGCCCCTGGTTCCGATCAGGCTGCTGCTGGAGCCGGTGATGCTGCTGGAACCCCATCGGGATTCGTTCCGCTGGCGGAGGCTGAAAAGGCTCGTGAGGATGCTCGGAAGGCGGAACAGTCGGCGCGGGATCTTCGCACCGAGCTTGACCGCTTGAAGGCGGCTTCGGCTGCCGCTTCGACCACTCCGGCTCCGAAGAACGATTCGGGTTCCGATCTGGATGCGTTCAAGAAGTCGCTTCTGCAAGAGGTCTACGGGGCGAACCTCATGTCCCAGGCTTCTATCGCGCTGAAGTCCGAGTTCCCGGACGCTGATCCGGCGCTGTTTTCGCCGGATAGGCTCTCGCAGTTCGGTTCGCCTGAAGCATTCCGCTTCGCGGTGGAGGACAGTCACAAGCGCGTGGCTGCAATCCTCGCCGAGAGGGCGGTTGCTATCGAGGCGAAGGTACGCGAGGAGATGGCTTCCAAGTTCGGTGATGGTGGGGCTGGCGCTGCTGGCTCGACCTCCGCGCCTGGGGCCGATCCGACTCCCGCGCAGCTCGCGGCCATGTCTGTTGCGGAGATGAATGCCCTTGAGGCTGCGTCTCCCGGTGTCATGGATCGCGTTCTCAAGGCGGCGTCGGCCTAACCGGCAACGACGACGAAAGGTTTTAGAGAACCATGGCGACCACCACTCCCACCAACGTAGACAGCTCGATTCCCGAGCTGTGGGCGAAGCTTACGCTTCGCGACATGCTGCGCAGCGGCTTCTGGGCATCGAAGTCTGGCGCAGAGGGTAGTCGTTCGGCCATCATCATGGCCAGCGATCTGCTGAACAACCCCGGTGACACTGTTCACATCCAGGTCACGAACCCTCTCGCTGGAGCGGGTGTGGCTGGCGACGTGACGGCGCTCGAAGGGTCTGAGGAGAATCTCGCGACGAGCGAGATCAAGGTCATTCCGCTCCTCTACCGCCACGGCGTTCGCTCGTATACCAGGGCGCAGAAGAAGAGCATCGTGGATCTCCGCATGGAGGGCAAGATGCGCCTCGCAGAGTGGGGCCAGGAGAAGATGGACGACGTTCGCTTCGCCAACTTTTCCCAGCTCACTGGTGTGATCAACGGCGAGACGTATACGGCGAATGCTCGCTCCGCTGGTGGCGGGACGGGTGTTGCCGCAGACATCGCTGCTGGCGATCACATCACTGTGGCTGAGCTTCAGAAGTCGAAGCTCACCCTGTACAACAACCGCGCTCTCCCGCTCAAGTCCTCGGACGGGCAGGACTTCTACGCGGCTGTGTGCCACCCGAACAGCGTCTACAACCTGAAGCGGGAAGCTGAGTACCGCGATTGGGTCAAGGACGCGGAGGTTCGCGGTGCAGGAAACCCGTTCTTCGTGGGCGCGACTGCCATGATCGACGGAATCCTGCTCTTCCAGCACAACAACGTCGTCACGGCTGCTGACGGTGCAGCGAGCATTGCCGTCTCCCGCAACCTCATCTTCGGCGCAGAGGCGTTCGTTGAGGGGCTGGACGAGAACGTGTCGTGGGCGGAGGACTCCTTCGACTACGGCAACCAGTTCGGGATCGCGTACGGGTTCGCTTTCCAGCCCCGCAGGGCGCTGGCGAAGAACTCGCTGATCCTTCTGGCCGACGCGGTGGCCATCGCCTAGTAAGCGATGCCGCTAGGGGGGAGGGGGCCGACGAGGCTCCCCTCCCCCTCGGAGGCCCATGGCCCGCAGCTACGACAACCGTCGATACCCCGCTGGCCCATATCTTGAGCCGACTGTTCAGCCCGCGTTGCGCGGGCCGAAGCGGACAGGCCCCATCGGAGAGCTTGTCCCTGGTGACGATGTCGAGGTCGCTCGCATACTCGCTCGTCTTCCCCGTCGTCCCAAGCGGGAAGCCGCTGTCTTTCACATCAAGCTAACGCAGGACGGAGCTGCGGCTACTGCTGTTGCTGTCGGCGATGGTCTTTTCATTCTTGAAATCTCGGACGACATGGACTTGATGACGTTGCGTTCGGCCAAGCTCTTCTGTACGACCGTCTCTACGAGCGGCATTGTCACCGTCCAGCTTCGCAACATCACCACCGGCTTCGACATGCTGTCCACCAAGCTGACTATCGACGCTAACGAGAAGTCCTCGATTACTGCGGCGAATCCCTATGTTCTGAATCTGGAATATGTGCAGGTTCACGATGGCGACCAGATCGCCGTTGACGTTGATGTCGCTGGCACGGGGACGAAGGGTCTTGGTATCGTCCTTACCTTCAAGTAATGGCCGACATTCGTAAAAACTTCACGTTCTTTGATGACTTCAACCGTGCGAATGAAACTCCTCTAAGCGGCGGTGGTAACTGGGCCGGGCCGTCTGACAACGCTGTGTGGCCAACCTCTCCTCTTAGCCTTCTGTCGAATGTTGCTACACACAAGACTGGTAGGGCTAGTTCTGATTCGTATTGGACTCCTCGCACTTACGACGGTGATGATGCTGAGGCTTGGGCATATACGAAGGGGGGCAATGCCAGCGGCATTGCTTGGGGGATCGCACTCTGGAAAGACGTTGGTGGCTCCAATACCATCGACGGTTATCGCTTTCGTGTAGAAGTGTCCTCTGGCGGTGGCTCGTACGTTCTGCGAAGGTTCACCAACGGCGGGCAGGTACTCCTCAACTCGGTCGGGGGCGCTGCCACTGGCGGCGATTATTTCATGCTGATTCGCAGAAACGGCTCTTCTGTAGAGGGCTGGACGGCGCCTGCGGATGCGAGCGTCTGGACGAAGAGGGTTTCTGCTGTTGACACGACATATATGACTGGTTTCCATCTCGGCCTTGGCATCACTGATAACTCGGGTGCGCATGCCCTTGCCTGGGACAACTTCGGCGGTGGCCCGGCTCCTGTCACGACCTTCCTTCCGCAGATTTACCGTCGAACGAGGTTGCGCGGTGGCCGTTGATCGTCCTACGCAACGTGTAGGATTACAGTGTGGCCTGGTCTGACGACGAGTACATCCTTTCCTTCGATGCCGAGGCCGGAGACATCTCCACGCTGGCGACTGCCGCCCAGAAGATTCTCTGGTTCAATGAGGCACAGGCGCGGCTGAATCGGTACGCCGCCCGCACGTTGGACATTACGTGGGCTGCCACAGATCGTTCTGTCCCCATGTCGGCGGACTTCGTCGCTCTCGACAAGATCGTTCCTGATAGCGACAGTCACGCCGAGGCATGGCGCGTGTATGGCAACGCTCTGGTGATTGACGATCCGCTTGGCCCTGGTGAGGCTGGCTCTGCGCGGGTCTACTACTGGGGCGAGTGGGCCGTGATGACAACTGCTACGACTGCCACCGAGTTGAGCCTGGCCCAGGACTACGCTTGTCTTTACTACGCCCTTTCTCGTTTCTACAAGAAGATCGCCTCGAACAGGGCTTACTACAAGAGATACGCGACCCTCGTCGGGCAGAACTCTGCCTCGATGACCGACTTGCAACAGGAAGCTGACCGCTACTACCAGGACTTTCTGGAGTCTCGCGCCGATCTTGCTCCTGATCCGGCAGCGTTCTTCTACGACACATAGGGGGAGCTGTGGCGCTTCCGACCTACGACGCAGCGAAACATCACATCGGCCTGAAGCAAAGCGGCGGGACGAGCTACGGCTTCATGCTCGACGGTGGCTATGTCAAGGAGATCCAGCGGGAGAAGACCAGCTCTAGCGGGAGTGAGTTTGGTGGACAGACCGACCTGATTGGTCAGGCCCCTTCTCTTTCGCGCTGGACGCAGGATGACTTCATTGGTGGCATGTTCGCCTATCAGTGGGGGCGAGACGACGCCATGTTCGCTGACTGCATGAACATGATGCCGTCGCAGCAGGCCCGCTCACTTATCTCATGTCCTCCGATGTTTCAGAAGGTGGCCATTGATCCCGATACCCAGGCTGGCTGGACTACCGATACGCCGAAGTCGATGTTCATGGTTGGTGGCTCAATCTACGTCTGTTGGCCACATACGCTGATGCGCTATCAGATCGACTCTGGCACTACGACTTGGGTGGCCCCCGCCACGAACTGTACTTTCGTAAATGCCGAGTACGAATCTACGGATCAGGTCATCTGGATCGTCAACAACAACTCCGATGCCGCAATCCAGCCGTTTATGCGTCGTGTCAAGACGGATCTGACTGATCCGTCCTGGTCGATTTCTTTCCCAGGCCCCGCAAATACCTTGACGCACGTTTGCTACGGCGGGACGATTTTCAACCAGTTCGTCGTGATGCAGATAGGCCGTAAGATTTACATTGGCGATCCTCCCGACAATCCTTCTCCCGATAATGATGGAGTCATGGCTTGGCGGAAGATGGGTCGTCTTCCTGGCCGCTGGCAAGACTCGCTGGCTTGGAACAACACTCTCTACATCCTCATTAACGATGGTTCTTTCACTTCGCGTATCTATGCCTTTGACGGTGATACAATCACGCCGATTGTCACTTTCCCGTTCAGCTTCTATGCGAAGTGCATGATCGAGTATGCCGGGCGCATTTTCGTGGGTGGAACTGGCACGGACGTCAATGGTGGTGAACACTACGCCGAGTTGTACGAAGTGACTGGCGCTTCGACCCGCCTTGTTCGTTCCTTTTCTCCCGAGACGCGCAACTACTTCCTTGGCGGGGTTGCTGGAGAGTGGCCGCAGCAGATTGACGACCTGGCCGTGCATGAGGGCTTGCTCTGGATGTGCCAGAAGGGCAAGCGCATGGTTGCCTACGACATCACTAGCGACTCTTTCTATGGAGCTGCTGAGATTCAGTCGAATGCCAATCTGAACTTCTCGAAGATCATCGCTGGGAGAGGGCGCCTCTGGGCTTTTGGTGTTGACTCTGGAACCGATGCCGGTCACGGGATTTACCGCATCGCCCAGCCTGCTGATGGTGTTGCTGCTTGGAACCCGACGCTTATCACTTCGGACTTCGCTTACGAGATCGCCTCGCTGAAGTCCTGGAGCGAGATTCAGGTCTTGAGCCGTTATGGCTCCGTGTCGAGCATCGAGTACAGTGTCAACTCCGGTGATAGCTGGACGGCGCTTACTGTTGCGAACACAAGTAGCGGCAAGGTCTATTTTGCTTCTGCTCCCCTTTCTGCAATAACTCCGAGCAAGATCATTCGCTTCCGAATCAAGCTGACTTCGACTGGTGACGCTGGGGTCGCAGCCACGTATCACCGCGAGCTTGTTGCCTTTACGGTGTCCTTCTCGATGACGAACGAGACGCAGAAGAAGGCGTGGGGCCTCACGATCAACGGCTCCGAGGAGATCGAAACGCGAGACGCCCTTCTTGACGAGGGCGTTACCCAAACGTATCTTCCTTCTGAGATCCGCTCCCAGCTCTGGACTTGGGCAAACGGGCAGACTCCACTGACTCTCCGCGATCTGGATGGTGACGACTATACCGTCAAGATCGAGGGCTTCCGCGAGATCATGCCGCTGGTCGGCCCGAATGCCACTGGCGATACCGAGCCTGAAGCTCAGTATGCGCTGACGCTTCTAGAGGTCTAAGGTGGCTATCAAAGTCCGTCGCTATCGCAGGAGCGGCGTCGGCAAGTACAAGCTGAAGCAGACTCCCTGGTTCGATCCGAACCCGCAGATACCTGGGACGGAGCCGGAGAAGCGTGTCTTTGCGATGCTCCAGGAGATGAGGATTTACTTCATCTTCCAGGGGCAAGTTCCTGAGTTCGAGAAGGGAAGTCCGTTCTTCACCCTTGCTCCTCCTGGGTATAAGCCGGACTTCGTACTTCCTGAATACCGGCTCATCATTGACCCCTTCTCGCCCTTCCATCACTCACTGAAGTCCGCTGTTCAGCGAGACGTTCGCAAGATTGTTGCCTACAGCGTGCAGGGCTACGCCTACTATCATCCGTGGGCTATCGCTCCTGGCGTTTGGACGTGGGATCAGTACCACGACTCCCGTAAGTCGATCAAACTGGGCAAGCAGCGCGTTAAGCTGTACGGCGGGGTTAATGCCGCTCGAAACAAGTACCGGGGCTTCTCCAGGGTCTTGTCCGGTCAGAGGATGGGGACGTACGACATGCTTCGTTCTATTCCTGAGATTGTTCGAGGGCCGATCTACAAGCTGACCGACCCAAGGGACATCAAGGCGAAGCAGTCTCCTGGCTACCGCCTCGGACAGTACATTGGCGCTGGGGCTGATAGTGTTGCTGCTGCCAACGCGGCTCGTGGCAGGAGGGCTGGGACGGCCCTGGGCATTAGATACGGCACTCGTCGTACTGTTCGTCGCTCGTAAGCCCGTCCTACACGACATGTATGATTCGTGCCATGGAGGGTTTCGATGTCCATGGGGACAAGGGTCGAATCGACTGGGCAAAGGCCCGTGCTGATGGACATTCGTTTGCTTTTGTGAAGGCGAGCGAGGGCGCGACCTTTGTCGATGCTCGGATCGCCGAGAATCTCTCGGGTGGGGCGAAGGCTGGCCTTCTCGTCGGCCCGTATCACTATGCCCGCCCCGACAACCGTCCGAATCTGTACGGTGCGAAGATAGAAGCCAACTTTTTCTGCAAGGTCATCGCCGCCGCTGGCTACAACAAGGTGATTCATGGCCGACCCGTGTTGGACATCGAGGTCGGTGGTGGTGATCTGTCTGCCTGGGCAAACGCTTTCTGTTCGTGGGTTGAGGAGCTGACCGGAGTGTCGCCGATCATTTACTCCTACACTTACTTTGTTCGTTCCCACTTGCAAGCGCCGTACCTTGCTGATCGTTTGCTGTGGCTGGCCAACTACGGGCCGAACGACGGCTCCCGCCATGAGATTCCCTCCGGTGAGGCGCCCTGGCCAAACTGGACGGTGCATCAGTACACGTCGCGAGGCTCTGTCTCTGGTGTGAGCGGCAATGCTGACCGCAACTTTACTGACTCTCTGTCTCCGCTCCGCGCCTTTGAGTCTGAGGGTAAGCCGATGTGGCTGTGGATTCGTTGGAAACGTGGGCATGGTGAGTTCAAGCCGTTCGGGAAGTCCAACCCAGCAGTCCGCCCCGACGTCCCGAAGAAGATTCCCGCTGCCTGGTGGGCGCGGCTCCTTCTGAACATGGGTATTCACCCCCTTGGTGGCGGAGCCTGGAAGAGGACGGTTCAGTAATGCAGGCCAAAACCAATCTGGTCAAGGCTGTGATCGTCTTCGTCCTTCTCGGAGTTTCCATTGCCTTGCTTTTCGTCCCGACCGTCGATGGGTCAGACGAAGTCAAGGGCATGTTCGTGATGCTCACTGGCATCGCTGTCCGAGACTTCTTCAGCGCGATTCAGCAGGACAAGAAGGTCGCTGCGCTGAGGGAAGCGTACGACCCGGCTCCAGCCAAAAGCTACGTGCGTGGGGATGACGAGGCTTAGGTGCCATGCTTCATCACGACGATAGGGAAGCTTCGGATGCCGTGGAGGGACTAAGGAAATCTTCTCCCGAGCTGGCGACTCTCTTCGACGCTTTACGTGCTGAGTTCGACGCCAAGCTGTCGTCTCTCAAGGCATGGGGTGTTGCGATGTGTCTCGGCGGTGGCGCCGTTGGTGGCTTCGCTGCCTCCCTCACTGAGATTGCACGGCCCGGCACCGTAACCGCTGTTGCTGGGGCGGTTGAGAGGCTTCTCAGTTGAAGTCCTGGCGCGTAGATCGTTAGTGACGAGCTGCTTCGAGAGCAATCTCTCGTAGCACGGCGGCGATTGCCGCCTCGGCCTTTTCGCGCTTGAGACGATCAACGTCTCGATTCAGGATGTTACCCCGCACGGGGTAGAGCTTCGAGGCCGCCTCTGCGGCGATGCCGACGAAGGGCTTGCAGGCGATGATGTGGTTGTTGGCGGAGACGACTGCGAAGTACATTAGGCGATCACCCATAGCACCGGAAAGCAGAGGCCCAAGCCCATCATCATGCGGGTGAGAGTGCTGGTTACGATGGGCGGTGCGCCGATCTGGGAGAGCAGGAGGCTCATCCTAGAACGCTGTTACTTCGGCCCATTTGACAAGGAAGGTTGCGATCCAGGTTCCTGTTGCTGGGACGGTGGCACGTATTGAGATGCCCTCGTTTTGCGCCAGGACAACCGGATGTTCTCCTCCGCCAATGTCAGGGTGCATTAACTCAACGCCCGATCCACCCGTCCCTGATGTTCCTCCGCCCTTCGGGATGAAGAACTCGGCGATTGCGGGTGTGCTGCCGACGTTTCCGAAGCACGCACCCATAGGCACGGTGTCGAAGGTTTTTGTTCCGGCTCCAAGAGCTGCGGTGGTCGCAAGGCGAAAGCCTGTCGAGAAGAGACTGGCACCCATGGCTGCCGCGCGAGCTTGGAGCTGTGGATCTGCAACGCTGACCACTCCGCCTCCGGTGCCGTCTGCCGACCAGGCGGTCGAGCGGATGACGTTGAAGTTGTATGGCCCTGCTGCAAACGCGGTAGTGATGTTTCTGAACTCCAGTACTGTGATTTCCTGGATGATGCAGAATCTCGTTGCATCTACCCACCGCATCTGGACGAGTTCTCCGTTTGCTGCCATGCCTGCTGCGATGGTGCCGGTCGTAAGCACTCCTCGGTAATGGCCGAGAGCGCCGTAGTCTTGTGGTTTCTGGATGACGTGGAAACCCTTAGCCGCGAAGGCTCCTACTTCAGCAACATTGCCACCCGCACCTTGTATCTGAAGTCCGGCCATGTCTGCCTATCTTACCATCGCCGTAGGACGTCCGGCTAGTTCCAAACCCACCAAACGCTGAACTGGCCCACGAACATGGGAGGGCTTTGTCTAGCTATGTTGATCTTCCGCCCGAGCTTTTTTGATGAAAGACCCCCAAAAGGGTCTTCGGGCTGGCCTTCAATCGGTGGGATCACATTGTTGGTGTTTATGCCGTAGATGCGTATGTTCCCGGCGGAGACGTATAGACCGACTACTTTCATCTGGGCTGCGACGTGGTCTTCGGCGGTGTGGTCTGCTGTGTCCACCGGGCGTATCCAGGCTTCGACCGCTGACGTAGAGATTACTCCGGCTGTCACAACGTCGGTGTAGGCGACGTTCGAGCCTGGGAAGGCCCCAAAGTCGAGTGTGGCTGTGCCTTGAGCGCCCATTTATGCCTCCGTGACGTAGAGGATCGTGCCGCGTGCGGCTCCTCCGGTGGTGATGATGTTGAGCGTTTCGTTGGCGATGCTTTCCCAGAAGGGGCATTCGGGCAAGTTGGGAATGACGAAGCCCGCTCCGGCCTTAAGATCCATCGGGCCTGAGAGGTCGCCGCTCGTCCCTCCGTTGAACTTGAGCGTTCCGTCTGCGCTGATAGTGAGGATGACGCCGACTACCTTGTGCTTGTTGCCTCCTGATGCTGCTGCGATCAGAGTTGTGCCTGCCGCCCCCTGGTTGACTACTGCGCGGAGGACTGTCTTGCCGTGCTGGTTTGCCTGCGAAACAGGTACGGCAGTTGCGCGGAGCTGGGTGTCTGTTAGTGGGCCTGACACTGGAAGCGTGGCGATTGGAGCTGCGCCGTCCGATAGCCGCACGAAGACGGGCGTCCCTACCGGCGCATCGACCGTGAGTGAAGCTGCGTTGTCTGTCACGGGCAGCGCCGACTGGTTCGATGCCAGTGTCACCGGCAGGCTGGCTGCCATCGTGGTCTGGCCTAGCGCGGCAGGCATCCTCTCGAAGGCCCACTTTACGAGTCCTCTGAGTTTGCCGGACACTGTTCCTGTTGTGTCTGTGATGACTGCTGCGTCTGTCGTGTTTCCTTCGGTTACGTCTACCCCGGCAGCAATGGAGATTGGGACTGCGGAGGCTCTGAGTTGCGTGTCTGTCAGCGGGCCTGATGCCGTGACTGTGCCGCTGACAGGTACGGCCGTGGCTCTGAGCTGCGTGTCGGTGAGCGGGCCGTCCACCGTGATGCTGCCCCCGTTGTCCGTTACTGGCCACGGCCCCGAACCGGCGTCGGCGGTTATGGTGCCTCCTACCTGGACTGATCCAGATGGAGCGACTTTTACGTCTACAAATGCTCCGCCGCCTGCCGTTGTGCGGCCCATGATGGCCGAACGTGTGTAGATCGCCGCTTCATCGAGTTCCACGGTGGCGTCCAGAGGTTCCTTGCGCGGGGTGTTGACTCCGAAGCTGAGAATGGTCTGAAGGCGAAAGATGCTCTGAGCTGAGCCGGTGTTCGTGTAGACCACTCGGAAGTATCTTGCTCTTGGGAGGAGTTGAAAGGTTCGCCCGACGCTCGCCTGGAGATCGTAAGTCTCGATGTGATCCCAGTTGCTCCCATCCGAAGACCACTGGAAAGAAATGCCGTTGGACGCTGATGCCTTGTCCGAAAAGATGTTTACGACGATGGAGCGAGTGTTGAGGAGTTCAACGCTCGCTCCTGTGAAAGTTCCGGAGCTACCAAGGGTGGCCGTGCTGGAGTTTCCCGTGTCGATTACGTCAGGGGCATCAATGGTCAGTGATCCCGAGTTGTCTGTGATTGGTAGGGCGTCTTGATCGGATGCAATGACGACTGGGAAGCTGGCGGTCTTGGCTTTCTGCCCGAGGGATGCTGGCATCCGCTCGTAGGCCCACTTCACTAGTCCGCGTAGCTTGCCCGAGACGGTTCCGTTCGCGTCGGTCACTATCGCTGCGTCTGTTGTTGCTCCTTGGGCTACGTCGGCCCCATCGGCGATGGTGGCCGGGCCTCCTCCTCCGCCTCCTCCTCCGCCCGCTGTGATGAGCTTGCCGTCTACGTCAACCTGAATGTCTTGGTAGACAAGCCCATCGACGTAGAAACCCTGTAGTCGGGCTGCGGTCAGCTCTCCCGAAAGACCATCTCCGAAGTTTCGCTCGCCTCTGAAAACGAGGTCGCCTTCCTTCGTCCGCTTGGTGTTCGGATCGGGATAGTTTTCTCTCGCCATACTAGGTGAATCATACCGTTCGCGTAGGTCGTCTTCCTGGTTGTGTATGTGCCGTCCTACCTCTCGTGTAGGCTTGCCCTGCGTGAATCAGAACAGGAGGTAGGCCGTGGAGGTCAAGAATGCACAGGACTTGGAGTTGGCGGAGGTTCTTGTCCAGCTTCGCGGGAGTCTTGACCGAGAGGATGTAGAGCATCTTCTCAAGGTCGCGCTTGTCAACGCCCTTGAGCTGACGACTCCTGGGTGGCGTGAGAACGGCCCGCTCATTGATCGACTTAAGGAGATCGGCGCGGCGCAGGCTGCCAAAAATCTCCTCGACAGGTACGGGCTATGAAGTTCCTCGTTGGAGTCTTTGTCGGCTCGCTGATCTCGTACGGCGTCGCTGTGTACATCCTCTTCAAGGGATTGAATCATCGTGTCTGGTAGAGGCCCCGCCGCCAGGGAGCCGTTCAGCTCTGAGCGGATCAGTCCCTCGCGTGTCAACGCCTACCTGACGTGCGGTGTGGCCTTCGAGATGAAGTACATCCAGGGCCTGCCCGAGCAGGCGTCGGGTTCTTCCGCTCTCTTCGGCTCTGTCTGCCACGAGGCTCTTGAGAAGTGGGCTGTCAACCGCGAGCAGGACTTGGTTCAGCTCATGTCTCAGGCGTGGTTGAGCGTGACTGAGGGGACGCCGGTCGCTGGCTTCATCGGTGCCTACCAGTCCCTCTCCGTTCGAGCCATGAAGAAGGAGCAGGAGATTCGCAACGACTGGGCTGCCAACGGCAAGGAGTCTAAGGCTCCGCGCATGACTGCGGCCTGGAAGCACTCGGACATTGCGAAGGAGATCGAGGCGCTGCTTGCCAAGTGGCTACCCAAGCTCCGCGCTGAGTCTCCCTGGAAGTTTTCTGACCGCGACCCGCTGCCGACTCTCTACGACGAGTCGCTCATCCTTGCCAAGAAGTACGCCCGTAAGTGGGGGCATCTGGACAACGCTCTCTATACGGAGTTCGGTTTCAACGTCGATTGGCGCGGCTTCGTGCTGCATGGCTACATCGACACCATCGAGGCGGTCTACGGCGACGACTACATGCTTGAGGCGTACCTCGTCAACGACTACAAGACTTACCGAGCCGAGCCTGCCGAGCAGAAGGACTGGCGGCAGGTAGTCATCTACGACGTCGCCATCCGTGACCTGATCGAGCGAGGCGCGTTGGATCTTGACCCGACTGTCCCGATCCGTGTCTGTCTCGACTACGTGCGGCTGCTTGAGCGTCGCTACTGGCAGATCGGCGAGGCCGATCACGAGCAGCTCTTCAAGGAGCTGACCATGTACCGCAAGGGTGTGGACGCCGAGGTCTTTCTTCCGGCCAGCAAGAACCAGAACCCCGACTTCTGCCCCTTCCCTGAGAACTGTTGCATGAGGACGAAGGGCGAGGGGCTGGGGAGCCGGATCGAGATGAATCAGGAGGCCGACTGATGCAGGCGCTTTCCGATTTAGCTCCTTGGTGTGAGTTTTGTAACGAGAAGCTCTCTATCGGCCCGAACGTCGATGGTAGCGAAGCCTGCGCTGACTGTGCGGCTGAGCTGATCGCCGCTCACGCCAAGTATGAGGCGGAGATGGCTGAGGTCGCCGGTCTTCACTTTGGCCCGAGCCGCGCCCAGCGACGGCAGATGAGGCGCAAGCATCGTCTTCACAACGATGGGAGGCCGAGATCGTGAGACGGAAACGAGCCAAGTCCGAGTACGTTAAGCAGTTGGAGCAGCACCGTGAGCGATGCAATGAGCGTCATCCGAACTGGCATGGCGTTCGTTGCGAGCGGCAGGACAACGATCACTACGTTCACACGGGCGAGGATCGCAACTACGAGTGGGTCGATAGAAAGTGAGCGAGCTGTGGCCGCATGAGTTTCGCGCCACGGTGGAGGTCGTCTTCGGCAAAAGTCTCAACCGGACGTCGTTCGAGCTGGTCAATCGGCGCGTCGTACACGCCTTCGATGTTTGGCGGCGGCGCTATGAGATGAACCCGGCGCAGGATCAGTACGCCTGGGAGGTTCTTGCTTGGGCTGTCCGACATACAGGGGAGTCGGTAGCCCAAATGTCGGACGTGCGAAGTCCCTATGTCTACCTTCGTCGGGCCGTTTCAATCGGAATGGAGCGCGTCGTGAATGATCCTCGTGTCCATAACGGTTTTAAGCGCCGCGCGGGGCTGGTTGACGTCACGGAGCTGCTCAAAGGGGCGTTCGCCTAAATGGTTCCAGCCTGGTATTGGCCTTGGGTTCGGTGGTATCTCGGCGAGGGGGAGTTCAAGGGCGATCCGAGGAATCATAGTCGCCGCCCTCTCGGGGCGCCTATGCCCATTCCACAGTGGGCCTGGGTCAAGCTTCGCCGCTTCCTTGCTGCTCGCCAGCCTCGTCCAGTAGCGCCTGTGGATCGGGGCCTGGCCTTCTGGCGCAGGATGGGCATGTGGGTGACGCGCATTGACCACTTCCCTCCGCCGTATGCCGTTGCATACGGCAACGGTCAGTATCCCTATGTCGTCGTTCCCTGTCTCTACGGCCTGGTGAGGGAGTCGCACACCGAGGGGCTGGCTGAGTACGTCGAGGACTTGCACCGCCTTGGCTTCAAGGTGGTTGGTTCTCAGTGGGGGAGGGGGGGCAACTTGGCGGAGGCGGAGCTAGAGGCTGCGGCTGCGGCTGCGGCTGTTTCTGAGTACGGCTTCGACGGCTGGGTAATGAATGGTGAGAAGAACTACGAGGGCATGTCTCGGTCGGCTGCGTATGTGCGAAAGTTCCGCGACCTTCACCCGTCTCTTCCGTTTGGTTGGTCGCCCGAAGCCCGTCTTGACCTAGACCATGCTGTTCTTCAGGAGTTGGGCGTCGCCTACATGCCGCAGGCGTACCCGCTTGAGGCTCCGGTGGCCACGCTTCCCTACTGCGTTGAGTGGGGCGTCAAGTTCGGCTATGAGCTGAGGAACATCATCCCGCTCGTCCAGGCGTATCCGACCAACGGTGAGCGTTATCCCGCTGAGCGGTATAGAGCGCAGGCTCGTGTTCTTGGCCTCACCGCGCTGATCCTTTACACGGCGAATCAGTCTGCCGATGTCCCTCAGTTCTGGCGCGAGCTGGTCGTGTGAGCGGCTACGCTCCCTGGAAGGCGCTTGAGAGGCGCCATGCCAAGCGCATGGGCGGCAAGCGGCTCTGGCGTCCCGACTTCTCTGAGAGCCAGCCGGATGGAGAGTCGGAAACGGACGTGTGGGATGCCAAGGCGTACGCTACCTTCCGCGTCCATACGATCTTCGCTGAGTGTGAGAAGAAGTACCGGGAGTTCGCTGCTGGACGGCGCTTCCATCTTGTCCTCTTCTCGCGGAAGCATCCTCGCCTTGGGGATCTGGTTGTGCTGAAGGCTGATGACTACGCGGAGCTGGTTGCTGCTGCTGATGTGGGCAGGGGGCTGGTTGTGGCGTTCCAGGAGTGCGAGTGAAGGGCGTCGCTATCAGCGGGAAGGCCGGTGCGGGGAAGAACGCCTTTGCTTTGGAGATTCAGCGTGTGTTGGCAGTTCGAGGCGTGCGGGCTGTGCCAGTGTCCCTCGCCTCTGCTGTGAAGGCGGACGTAAGACGTCTATACGGCCTCGAAAAGGGCGACCCCGGCGCTAGGGAGAAGCTGATTGAGCATGGTCACGGAATGCGGGCCGTTTGCCCTGACTACTGGATTCGCCGTCTCGTCAAACAGACGGACTCGCTCACTCCCTATGGTTTGATTCCCTTGGTGACTGATGTGCGGTATGAAAATGAGATGAGATGGGCGCGGGCGTGTGGCTTTCTCTGTGTCCGCGTTGATGCCACGGCGATGGATCGTGGTTACGTTCTGCATCGGCGCGGGGAGGATGTCCAGTTCGCTCACTCCGATCATCCTACCGAGGTTGAGTTGGATGATTGGGCCTTTGATCTTCGTTTCTGGAATCCGCATGGGGACAGCGGTTCGGCTTTGGCTCATTATGCGGTGCGAGTGGCTGATCTCGTGATGGATCAGGAAACTCGGCTCTAAGCTTGACGCCAAAAAGGGGGAGAGCCGTGAGGCTCCCCTGATATTCTTAGCTCATGTTTTGGTATGCGCAGGTCGGTGTCGCGCTGCCGCTCTTCGTGGTGTTCTGGGTGGTCGTCGCTCGCTTCTTCGGCGGGGACGAGGGTCATCCCATGAGCGAAGATTCAGCGGGCAGTTAGTTCGCGCTTCTTGGGGGTGCGGTGCTTCTTGGCCTTTGCCTTTGCTTTGGGTGCTGCGACTCGGTGTAGGGGGCGTCGATTCCTCTCATCGCGCCACGAGTCCATCCGTTTCCAGACGTCTGTGGCCTTTCTGGCCCGGCTGCTGTCTGGATTGCCGACAATGATAATGACGTCGGCGCGGGGTGAGATGAAGCGGTGCTGCGTTTTGCCGTTCTCGTCCTGGTAGATCAGGAAGTCTCCCTCAATGATGGTGCCGACCTGATGGTCGGTGGGGGAGAAGCTCGTCTCCTTGTGTTTGAACTCGGTGTGGAGGCGTGGGATCTCGACCGTGTGACCGATGGCCTCAAGGAGGCGCTGGACTTCTTTCTCCGCTCCTCGTCCGTTGCCCGTGATGATGAGTGCGTCCGGGTACTTCGTGTGGAGGGCGTAGAGGAAGTCCTCCAGCTCCTCCGGCACGTAGTCTGTGCCGCCCACGATGGCTATTCTTTGTGGTACAGATGTGGGACTGGCAACCCCTGTGGTCATGTCGTTTCTGCCTACGCTCTCTGTAGTAAGTCCTGGAAGCTCAGGGTACACGCGGCGTAGGATGGGCCTACGGGGAGTGTCTATCTTGGGGCGTGGCCAAGCGCTTTATCGCATGGATAAAGGGCTGGCCGCGACTTGTGGTTCAGATGTGGGACTTAGATTGACGCGAGAGGCGGTAGTACACGATCTCCCCCTCGCGGATGGTGTTGAGGTTTGGTATGCGGCTGTACTCGATCTTGCGTGCTGTGATGATCTCGTTTGGGTCGCGGTCGAAGTCGATGCCGACGTTCTCCATGACGTAGTAGAACGGGTATGCGTCTTCGAGGGCGATGTACTTGCCGTTCAGGGGGCCGTTGAGGAAGTACGCGGTGATAGCTGGCATTCTTAAGCTCCGATCTTGTCCAGGTCGGCGCGGAGACGTTCGGTCATGGTCGTTCGTTCTTTCGAGCCAGGCGTGGGACTGGTCGGAGCTGTGTTGTGCCTTCGGGGTCGTTACGAGTTCGCGTGGCGGCGATGTGCGCCGAAAAGAGGAGGAGATTTGCGATGTCCTTGTCCGAGAGTGGTACTTCACGGATTCGCCCGCTGGGTGTCGAGAGCATGAGCTTGATCGGCTGCTTGAATCCTTGCTGTGTGATGATGTTTACGAATCTGAGGTCGGTCATGGCGTGCCTCCGGGGCCTGGTCGGGTTTCAATGAAGCGGGAGTACCGCTCGGTGAAGAGCATGGTCGCGGTGCCTCTGCGGCCTTTGCGGTTCTTCTCCACGATGATGTCCATGGAGCCGTCTGCCGCGACGTCCGTGTCGTGATCTGATTCGCGGTGCAGGAAGATGACGACGTCGGCGTCTTGTTCGAGGCTGCCGGAGTCGCGAAGGTCGGAGAGCATTGGAGCCTTGTCCATCCTTCCGTCTTGCTTGCGGTTCATTTGTGCGAGGGCCAGCACCGGAACCTTGAGTGTTTGGGCGAGCATTTTCAGGCTGCGACTCACGTCGGAGACTTGCTCGTACTTGTTGGCGCCGTCTCCTTTCATTAGACCGATGTAGTCCACGACGATGAGGCCCAGCCGCTCCTGCTCGTTGTGGCGTCGAGCCAGGGAAGCGAGGGTGCTGGGCGTGGCGAGGCCGTCGTCATGGACGAGGATGTTCGACCGCTCCTTGACGATTTCGATGGCTCCGCCGAGGCGTTGGGCTTCATCTGGTGTGAGCTGTCCGTCTTCAAGGCGAAACCCGTCGATGCGTCCGGCACGGGACAAGGCTCGGATCTGTAGTTCGTGGCGGCTCATTTCCAGGCTCACGAATAGAACTGGCCAGCCGGAGTCGGAGACGTTCTCGGCGATGTTCTGCGCGAGTGTGGTCTTGCCGACGCCCGTCCGAGCGGCAATCAGGACAAGTTGGGACGGCCAGAGTCCATTGATGATGTTGTCTAGGCTTTGGAAGCCGGTCGGTAGCCCGCTGTTGGGGATTCCGCTTGTGTAAGCCTGGCGGATGGAGTCGATCAGGTCGTCCAGTCCCTCTGTGAGTGCGACGGCTGAGCGAGTTGATGCGCCGTGCGTCGCTGCGTGCAGGGCGTTCTCAGCTCTTCGGATTAGCTCATCCATCTCGCCGGGCCGGTCGGTGGCAAGTTGCTGGATGGTCTGCCCGGCGAAGAGCAGCTCCCTGAGCGAGGACATTTCGCTCACGATCCTTGCATGATGTCCTGCGTTAGAGACTGTTGGGACGAGGGCGGCGAGTTCGCAGAGACGTGAGTGACCCCCGGCCTTGTTGAGCTGCCCCATTTTGTCGAGCTGGTCGGCGACTGTGATGAGTGATGTTGGCTTGCCTTGTGTGTGCAAGGAGAGTGCGGCGTTGTAGATAGTGCCGTGTGAGTCGCGAAAGAACTTACGGGCGGAGAGTTCTTCCAGAAGCTCATTGGGAATGCGCTCGCCAAGGAGAATGGCTCCTAGCACGCTCTCTTCAGCTTCCAGGTTGTGCGGAGGGCTGTCGTTCATCTCGGTGGCCTGAGACAGTCGAAGGGGGCTAGGTCTTGCAGTCGTGCCTGGTTGTGCGGGTATCTGAGGATCAGGGCTGAAAGACGGATGGTTTGGCGTGCGAGTCGGCGGACATGCATCTCGTCTAAGTCTTGATCTGCACGAACTCGGATTAGGTCTGCTGCCAGCGTCTTGTTGCCGGGAAGGGTGGGGATATCGGTGTCGCGGTCGAGGTCGAGGCCGAGAGCCATTGTGATGGCTCCGGCGTAAGGGGCAGATGTCACCATGACCCTTCCGTAACAGAGGTCGTAGATGCGTCGCTTGGCTGCGTTCGGTGAGCCACGAAGGATGAGTGCGACTTGATGGGCGAGCAGTTCTTTCCAGCCATGGCCGAGGCCATCGCAATCTGTTGCTTCGAGGTATTTCTGGTTTTTTTCCAGTAGCACTCGAAGCGGCTCGGATGGGACTACCCATTCTTTCCATCCGTACCACGGGTTTTTGGATGTTGTCGAGTAGTTGGCTTGCTTCTGGGCTGCTGCGTATGCTTCGGCTTCTTCGTAGGTGTCGAAGCGGACTTGCTTGCCTCGGTAGCCGTATCGTCCGACGTATCGGGTGGTTCCGTCCTTGAGGGTGACGGTGAGAACGCTCATGCTGCCACCCCCGTTCCTGCGATCTTGAGTTGGGTGAGGAGTGCCGTCTTGGCCTCGGCGAACTCCTCGTCGGTCAGGATTCCGAGCGAGTGAAGTTCGGCTGCCTGCTTGATCTGTCCCATGATGTCGAGGGAAGGAGCCGGAGTTGCTGGGGGCGAAGGTTCTGGCGGTTCTCCGAATGTAAGCTGGCCGTTCTCTTCAGCTCGGCTCGACTCGTCGCCAGTGTGGTCTTCTGAGATTTTGCTGTCATCTACGACGATTCCGAGAGGCGGCGTTTCCGGGTCTACCGGGAGGTCAAGAGAGTTTGTGGCAGGTGCCACTATCTCTTCTTCTTCTTCCTCGACCACGAGTGGAGCTGTAGATCCTGCGAAGAAGACTTCGAGCGATTCGCAGATAGCCTTGTCTACGACTTCCTGGAGGAAGGTTTGCATGGCCTCGTTTTCGAGGGCGGCGATTTCTGCCTCTTCGGCTGCGTATGCGGCCTCAGTGGCGAGTCGTGCCTCATAGGCCGCGTTGGCGGCGTCCCAGTCGATGATCCAGGGTTTCGCCTGGCTGTTTGCGAAGTCCTTGGGGATCTCGAATGCTTCGATGTCTGGGATTGCATCCCAGGCTTCTGCGACAGTGGATTCGATGATCTCGTTTCCGGTTGCGGGAAGTCCCTTCTCGACCATCTCTTTTACGATGGCCGCGATGTCCGGTGGATCTTCGTTCTGTTCGGGTATATGACCGTCGATGGCCATTCCCGCTCCCTTGGCTTTGTCGGAAATGACGTCCCATTTCCGACCGACGAGGGAGAGGTTCTGCTCGCCCGGAATCACGACGTAGACGTCCACCGGGTTAACCGATGTGAGCCTGTGGATGCGTTCGGTGAACTGGGCGTATGTTTCGTAGTCCCAGTCGAGGCCCAGAAGCACGACTGCTGTGCCTTTGTCGAGGTTGTGGCCCAGTCGGATTGCTCTTTGCGTGGAGCAGAGGACGGCCATGGTTCCGTTCTGGAACTCCTCGACAACCTTGGATCGGTCGGCGGGGTCGAGGGTGTCGCCAGAGCCGTTGCCCTTGAGCATTGTTTTGGTGTTGATGCCCTTCTCGGTGAGGCGGGCGGCTAGCCAGGGCGTTGCCTTCTTGACGTCTGTGCCGACGAGGACGCGACGGCCCTGCTTGACGAGGGCCATGATTGTCGTCAGCGCCTTGAATGCTGCTGGCGTGTAGTTCGAGACTTGGACGTTTGTCCACTCGAAGTCGGGATCGGTCTTAGGAAGGACTGAGGCGTAGTTGAGCTTGTGGTCTAGGCCGAGGATTGCGGCCATGCTGCGATGGGTGCCTCGTCTGACCTTGGGGTCGTTCGGGTACTTCTCTGCGAAGAGGTCGGGGAAGTGTTGGAGCCAGTAGTCCATCTGCTCGCGCTGGTAGTAGCCCAGCGGGGCGTACAGGACGTGGTGTTTCTTCTGGACAATCAGCTCGCCTGTTTCTTCCTTCACGCGGCGGAGCAGGACTGAGGCGAGTTGCGCCCATAGCTTTGTGTGGTTGGTGACTTCGCCGACTTCCTTGACGCTGCTCCAGTTGCCGGTCAGTTCGTTGTACGTCCACTCCATGACGGTGTATTCCTTGGCGAACTCCGCCTTGCCGCCTGAGTAGGCGTAGTTGAACCGCTCACTTTTGTTGCCGATGCCCCACCAGAGAAGCCAGTACGCCTGGGCGATGAAGTTCTTAACTGGCGTGCCGGACATGACGAGCCGGTGGCTGGCCCTCATCCCGCAGACTGCCTTTGTCTTCTGGGAGGAGTCTTTTTCGTTCGAGTTACGGGCAGACGCGATCTGCGTTCCTTCGTCCACGATGATGACGCCGCGCTTGAACGTCGTGGAGAGGATCTGACCGATGGTTGGGAGGCGGTAGGTGTAGCGTGTCCATCCGCATCGCTTCCCCTTGGGGTCGTTCGGGTGATGGAGGCGGATTTTGTTGCAGGTTAGTCCGCCGAAGAGGGGCGCACCGCATTCCGGGCATTCGTGGGCGGTAGTGATTTCCTTCTCTTTGGTCTGCCATTCGCCCTCGTGCCAGGTGCGACGGCCCGTCTCCTTGTCGGTGACGTAGTGGCTGTTGATCCAGACTTCGGTCTTCTCGATCCGAATGGTGTATGGCTCTTCGATTTTGCGGAGGTTCTTTGCTCCGCCTGTTGTGAGGGCCTCGAAGTGCGTGATGTACCAGCCGCCTGCGCCGTCCTTGATTTGCTTGGCGATCTGCCGGGCCTCGATGAGGTTCTGAATGGCTCCGCCCGTTACGCTGTGGCTGTCGTCGCCGACGTTGATCTCGATTTTGTCGTTGCCCTTGCGGTTGCCCTTGTGCCGACCGATCCAGGTCAGTTCGATGCCAAACTTCTCTTTGGCTTCGCGCTGCCACTGGGGAATCAAGTCCTGTGGGCAGATAATCAGGTTGGGCGTGCTTTCGGCCTTCTTCGTTTTCTCATCGGCAATGAGGGCGAAGAGGATGCCCCCGATGGTCTTTCCGAGGCCCTGCTGCCAGGCGCAGATTCCTCGGTTGTTGACCGAGAGAGCTGCGATGTCCTTGGCCTGGTATGCCTTGAGTTGGAACCCGCGCGGTGCGAGGTATTTCTCTTGGACTGCCTTGACATGATCGTCTTGATCGGCGATCAGTTCTGGGTAGCGCGTGCGGATGTCGGCGACGTCCGGGAGATCGAAGTACTTGAGGAGGTACTTGATGTTCTCTGCGTCGTCGTCGTAGAATGAGTGACGTCCGTTAATGATGATTCGCTGGTGGTAATAGCGCCTCTTCTTGCGGACGAGTTCGAGGTTGCCCCTGATGTTGTCGGTCTTGGTGAAGTGCTTGAGGTACTCCTGCTGTCGTAGCTCGACGCTGTACCACTTGCCAGCCTTCAGCTCTTTCTCGTCGTCGTCACGGACGCATTTGATCTTCGATTGCTGGTGAAGGTAGCCGAGTCGTTCTTGTGTTTTGAGTGGGCGGAGTGGCGTGGTGATTCGCTCGGCGTCCTCGATGATCGGAGTGACGGCCACCTTGACGAGTGGGTCGATCAGGAGGATTCCCTCGTCCTCCATGATAAGTAGTTCGCGCCAGAGTCCTCCGTTCTGGGCGAAGTATTGGACGTTGCGATTGTGGATTCGGGCGCTGAGATCGCCGATGTGGCTGTTGTTTGAGATGGCGCGCTTCGTCCATTCTGTCGGCTCGTACTGGAGAACCTTGCCGCCCACAAGCTCGATGTCGTATGTTCGATCCTTGCGGAGAAATCTGCGACCGAACTCACGGTGGATGGCTTTCCAGTCTTCAGCGAACCGCTTTGCGTAGAAGGTGTCGCTGTGCCGACCGTAGTTGGTCTGACAGTGAAGGTTGCGCTGCTCTTCAACCCACGGGCCAAGAAGGTCGAGCGTGTCGAGCGTGGCCTTGCGAGTGATTACTTCGTGGCCCTGGACGCCTTCGGGGAATGTCTTGAGACGGTCGGGATCGTTTGCGAAGAGGATGCGGTGCTGGTCTGTCTCGACTATCGCGTAGACGCCGGGGAAAGGGTCGTCCCACTTCATGTCGGTGGGGGCGACGTATGCGACGTACGTCTGCTCTTCCAGATTGGCGTTGAGGAACTCGCGGATGTCTTCGAGCTTGCTGTCAGAGCGAAGCAGGACGATGGTGTCGCCTAGCTCGGTGTTGAGTGGCTCAAAGAGGGAGGTCAGGCGGCGGAGATCGCCGACGATGGACTGGTAGCGGCCCTGACGGCGCCGTGATTTGCCTTCTTGCGGTTCGATTCCGAAGCTGAAGGCTGGGTCGAACGCGGTGAAGATGCTGCCGTCGCCTGCGTTGAGGGCGAAGGCGAGTCGTTGCTGGCCGAATACGGTACGGATGAGCGCAGACAGTTCGTGTGGGTAGTCACGCTTGTCTGGGTCGATGGGTAGGGCGAACAGGGCTTCAAGTGCGGCGCAGATTGCTTCGTTCTGCTCTTCCGAGAGGGTCTTTGGGTCGACCCAGGTGTCGTACTCGGGTGCGTCGTCTAGTGACGCGGATTCCATGATGGCTGTCACGGAGTCCCCTTTCTCGCTACGCGGTCGAGCGACGCGAAGCCGCTTTTGCCTACTCGCGTGCGTTTGATGGTGATGAGTCCGCGATACTTGGGTGATGCGTAATCGGCCCACTGGTTCGCGTCGATCTCTTCGAGTCTTTCGTGGTAAGCGCCTTGGCGGGCGGCGATCTGTTGCTCTTCTGTCCAATGTTCGCGTTGCCAGGCGTGGCGCAGCTCGTGAAGGACGGTGAAACGGACGTGCTTGGTAAGGACGTACAAGCCCTCTCGCTCATACGATTCGCCCTGAGATGTGATGGTGACGTGATTGTTGGGCGGGTTGTATGAGCCGCGAATCTTGGGAAAGCCGCCGCTGTTAGCGATCCTTCCGCTGTGGTTCAGTGCGAGGGTGGGCGGGTTGCTCAGTTCAAGCTCGCCGATGACCTGGCAGAGGATCTCGTGGTTCATCTCGATGGTGATGTGAGCGGCCATCAGTCGTCTTCTTCGGATTCGAACCAGCGATCTTCGTCTGGGACGAGTGGTTCGAGTTGAATAGAGATGGCGGTGGGGCCATCTCCTTTGTTCACGGTGTTGCTGAAATCGCTGGCTTCTGATTCGGCTTCAGCTTCAGAGTTGGCGAAGACTGCGATGCGAGCGAAAAACTCGTAGCGTTTCATTAGCCTTGTCCTGCCGTTCGCAGTTCGATGCAGATTTCGTAGGTCTGTGTTCCATCTGCCCATCCGATCAGGAGGACTTGCTCGCTTCCGACCGATGCGGCAAAGGAGTTGCCTGCGATGCCGATGACGTCGCCGTGTTGAAGGGTCTTACCCTTGTCCAGAACTCGGCGCACCACACGGTCGCCGAGGCGGAATGTACGATCTTCGTTGTCAGTCACCTTCGGTTGCCTCCTGGGGCTTGGTTGACACGAGGGAGTAGAGCGACAACTCTGCTCCCTCACTTTCTTCTACCGCTTCACACCACCTATTGACGGACGGCCCCGCTTGTCTTCTGCGAAGATGCGCGCCATGCTGGCGAGGGCGTAGAGACTACGTAGCTTTCTGTTAGCTTCCACCCAGTCCGGACTACAGTTTGGACAGTGTCCCCATTGCTTGTGGATTGGATCTGGTTCAAGCGGGGCGTTGCAATGGATACAAGCAGACAGCATCGAACCTTTCATCCTACATGTGGTGTCGGTTGACCAGTGATCGAAGATGTGACCGCGTTGAAGCCGCCAAGGTTAAGCGGTGTTCTTGCTGGAGAGGATTCTTCGGAGGGGGTCTGGTCAGTGAGCGACGGTGCATTCGGCGAGCTGCCTACTACCGCCGCCACCCCCTCCGAACTTGCTTCGCTCTCCGCTGGAGGGAGGTCTTGGTTCCCATGCACCGGACAGTTCCGCGTACTCGTCTCGGCACATACGCAGAGAGCGTCTCTGGCGAGCGCGAGGGCAGTTCGTACACGCTGGCTTGCGTAGCGAGGGCGTTCACTCTCAAGGGCATCCACGAGTTCCATGAGAGCCTCGCGTTCGTCGCTCACGACGGCCTCTTTGCTGGATTCAAGGCTGCTCGTGACGTGATGACGTGCAGATGGAGGTCAGACAGAGGCTCACGCTTGAAGTCCATCGGACACATGCCGCATTGCATCTCCTGGTCGTCACCGTAGAGCGCCTCGTATGGATGACCGTGGTTACACCACCACTCGAAGCGAAGCCATCGCTCTGCAGCCTCCAACTGCTCCTGTAGCTCAAACACCTTCACATGCTCGGCGTTGAGGTCTATCGCAAGCGCCTCGTTCTCAGCTGCCCACTCACGGTCAGCGCCCTGAAGCGTCTGAAGCTGCTCTAGGAGTCCGTCCAGTTGTTCCTCGGCATCGCGCATCTCATCGTTGAGAAGCTTGTAGATGTCGATTCCCGCCGCCTTGCGAAGAGTCCGTCGAACGATCTCTCGAACGATCTCCACGCGATCCGCAGCCGAGAGCGCGAAGGGTTCCGAATGTGGTGAAGAGTCGCTCACGAATCGTTCCTTCGCTGGATCGGCTTCCGAGCAGTACGGAGCCTCCGGGTTGTGGAGCAGGCCCGGCTGGTCGATGCCCTCGCAGATCGGACAGCGATTCCATGCCGCCCAAAGGTCGTTTCCCTTCGGGCTGATCGCTGGAGCGGAGTCCGAAGTCTCGGAGCGAGCGTGACCGCCCTTCACAGGCGCGCTAGGCGACGCGCTTTCGGCACCGTCCCAATGGGCAGGATTGTTAGGCATCGTCCTGCCTCGAAGCTGGAGCGTCGTCTTGGTTCGAGGTTGCGCCGGTACACCGGACGCAGCACGGCATTGACGGGGCCATGACCGCTCCACACTTCGGACAGACCCATCCGCTCGGAGCGACGACGGGCGGCGTCATTGGATTCGGATATGGCGTGAGCGGGTTCCACGGTGAAGGGAACGTCCGGGGATGACGCCAGCAGCTACCGCTCGTTGACTGACGACACGCCTCGCACGTCCCGCTGTAGTAGGGAACGCTCATCCGTCCTGCCTCGAAGCTGGATTCAAGGCCACACTCGACCGTGTGGCGATCACGTTCAGCGCACGCGCTTTGCCCTCCTCGCCTTTGTGGAACGAGAGGGCAGCGTCGTTAACAAACTGCATCTCGGCTCGGAGCGACTCGAACTGCTCTTCGAGGTGTGCGAACCTACGCACGATGAAGTCCCAGGCGACATCGCGCTCCTCGGGCGTATCAGGTTCCGCAACGACCGCGAGCGCCTGCCGGATCGAAGTCGGTCTAGCGTCCACTCGCGGCCATCTCCTTGCGTTCCTTCATCTGTCGCACCACGAGAGCGCAGTAGTCCGGCGTGTGAGCGGGCCACGTCCGGCAAGTCCCGCACTTCTTGCAGCAGCCGATGCAGTAGCATTGGTGCATTTGGGGGTGCGAGTCGGTCGTCCAGCCGTTGTACGGACTCGAAGACGTGGGTGGTTCCGAAGTCGGTTTGTGTTCTGTGGTCATGTCCGCCAGCAGCCCTTCCACCAACACCACGTACAGATCGAGGTTGACGTGCAGCGGGTGCATTGCCAGCCGCAGAAGTGGCGGATCGGTTTCTTTGCGTTCACGACCGCACCAGCGCTGGGGCGCCATTTCGTCGTGCTTTCACTGATTCCGCGTCCCAGCCCCAAGGGCCTTCGTATTCGATTTCCTGCCCTTTACGTTCGAGCTTGTCTAAAAGTGCGAGGGTGAAGTCGAATGCGTCTGAGATTTCCCAGGACGGATGTTCGCAGGTTTGGTAGTTGTAACAGTGAGCCGTGCAAGAGGCTTCTCCTGGTGTTGGGGAGAAGTCGGGGTCTGTGTATTCGTATGCGTCGGCTTCCCAGCTGTTGAAGCCCATCAGTGGGTCGTCGTGGTGTGAGTAACGGTAGCCGACGCTCGCAGCATTTTCGCGCCAGAGCATACGGCCCAGTTTGTTGAGATCGCCCAGTTCGTCTTCTCCTTTGACGAAGGTGAGAGCCGATTTGATAAGGACGTCGATGTGTTCTTTCTGGACGATCCAAGCACTCATGCTGATTGCCTCCGGGGATTCAGGAGTTGGAAGACTCCGATGACCATGAGGATTCCGCCGACGAGTAGAAAGACGTCTGCGAGGTTGAAGATGATGATGTCGTTTCCGCTCGCGTACATGAATGGGTTTTCGGCTGCTCCCCAGAGATAGATGGAAATGCTGTTGCCGAGGAGGCCACTGATGATGAACCCAGCGGCCACCTGGAGCTGCTCACTGAAGAGAAGTGGAATGAGGAGCAGCGTTGAGGCGACTGGCGAGATTAGCCAGGTGAGTGGCCGCTCGTGCGGTGGGAATAGCGTCGTCATTTGCGTCTTCGTCGCCATGTCTCCAACGACGAGCAGAACGATCAGGATGATTGCGTTCCACGGCTTGACGGTGTGCTGATGTGTCTTGCGGCGGCGCCACCAGCGCCGCCAGCGCCGCCATGGCCCTTTCATCGGAGGATCAGACCGTCGTTGGTCATTCCTGTGATGAGGTTCGCGGCGTACCGTGGCTCTACGACCAAGGCTCCTCCGAACCAGTTGGAATCTTCGGAGATGTTTGCTGTGATCCATTCTCGTCCTGCTCGTGTGAGTGGCCGGAAGAGATCAATCGAGCCTTGGCATTCGATGCTAATGTCGGGCTGGTTTTGCTCACGTCGCTCATGCTCCCAGTGAACGATGGTCATGTTGTCTAGTGCGGACATTTCGGTTGCCTCCGGGGGTGTGGTTGAAAGATGATGAGGAGCGGCGCACGGGTCTTAGAGCGGCCTATTGATCCGCTCGTTTCACTGGGTCTGGAATGAGATTCCGTGCTGCGCGAACGCGCACTCAGCAGTTCGGTGGCCATGTTGTGTTGCGTCCACCTACGCTCGCTGCGTGTCGAAGGGCGAGCTACCGTTATGCCAAGGTAAGCCACGCCACTCCTCAACTTTGCCTAGCGGCTGTGAGTTTTCCCACGCCCTGCGGGGAAACTCTTCCTCGGGTTGAGGGAGCCGGGACGCTTAAAGCCGTTGCGATCTGGGAAGGTGTGTCGCTCACTATTGAGCAGCGTGTCCCATGCTTTCTGGCGGGCCTTGAGCCGGGTGTGGGCTTTGCGGCCTGGCTTGCGCTTGCCGATCACGGTTGCCTCCGGGGGTCATGGTCGACTATGAACGGGTTGTGGTTGAGGGGTTGTGGTTGAGAAAAGCTTCAAATCTGTCTGCGATCTCATGCACAAGCTCGTTCAGCCGTTCCCCTTCAGTGTCGCTTCCGTCGTCGTGCCAGCCGTACTCTGCGAGGATTTCGCAAAGTCGGT